GGATGGAGCGCAACATCCAAGTATACAACGGTGAATCTTGCGGACAGCATAAACACGAACGCCGATACCGTTATTGTAAAAACATTCACCCTGAGAGATGCTGGAATTTCCGAAATAAACAAGACAGGAACAACTCAGTTCGCAATGCTGTCAAGCCGGGATATTGATAGTTCTGAAGTGCTTGTCAGTTCCGAATATACGACATTTTATAATGATACACAGACATACCTTTCAATCACCTATACATCCGTTATAAATACCCCTACAAATTTCCGGCTGACTGGGGCGACCGATAGCAGTGTTGTAGCCACCTTTACACCGAACCATTCATCGGGCGTGGATTCGGTTACGATTGTAGACGATAGTGGAACGTGGATTGCAAAACTGTCAACCGTTTCAGACAGCACCATGACCGTTACCGGACTGACTCAAGGAACACAGTATATCTTCCGGGCGCGAGTGGATTCGGGCGGTGTTTATGTATCCTCCAACCTTGATACCGTGACGACATCGTATGCCATCGCAAACCCGCCGACATGGGCGTTCACCGAGAACTACGACGATTCCACGAAAATCACGATTGGGAATCTTGCGGGTTCAAACCATGCATCGGTTACATACGCCATCCGGGACTCCACAAATCAGAAATGGATTGACACAGATGGAAGCGCAACAACTTCAGCAGTCTGGCAGACAGCGGCGCAGTGGCTTACCACGGAGAACATCACCGGGCAATCGGCGACGGTAAAGCATAAAATCGGAGTCAAGGCGAAGAACGGCGACGACGTTGAGACTGCCTATACATGGGGAAACCTGACTATTGGGAATGTTCGATGGTCGGAAATAGCCGCTCTCAACGCATACACGCATCGGAGCATAAGAAGTGCGGCGTATGTGACCGCCCGTAACGACACCGCGGGAACGACAACGGCTGCCATTGATACACTTGGACAATGGGGCGTTGGGGCCTCACACAGGCTTCACCGCGCAAGCCTTGAATTCATCATCCCGGAAATGGACGACGCCATATCCGATTCCCTGCAACTCACCGGAGAAGCGGACGGAACCGCAACGGATTTCCGTATCTACGGCGCGAAAGGTTTGGGAAGGTACTACGATTATTTTCTCAGCAAGTGGGTTGATTGGACTCCCACAAATACCAGAGTATACCGATGGAGCGGGTGGGCCATATCTGGGGCGTATACAGCAGATAATATATTTACGGACTGGTCGACATCCTCTTATGCGGCAACCATGAAGATACCGGGAACAGAGGCTTCACTTACGGATGTCTACGCGGCTCGTTCCGATACGGTGCGATGGTTTGTCACGACCGCCGCTGATTCTGCTCTGGCAGATACGACAGTTGTATCATGGATTACGGTAAGCGCCCCGAAACTGCTCTTGCGGTATGTGCTATCCGACAAAACGCCGAGTGCCGTTGTGGTGTCAGCGATAGCGAAAGACTCCGTTCTGGTTACATGGTTGGATGGAACAATAAACGAAAGCGGCTTTGCCCTCGTGAATGCATATACCGGAGCGAGAATGGGCGGGAGCGACAGCACTGCGGCGGGAGCGACCAGTAAGCGGTATGGCGGATTAGACCCGAACAAGGTCTATAATATCGCCGTAAAGGTATTGGGCGGAAAGCTCGATGGTGAAATCAGCACCGCGCAGGACTCTGCCCGTACTTGGGCTGCAAAACCGACAATAGCGTCGGCAATGGTAACGAACAACACCCGCGAAGTCACCGTTGACACAACCGGCACAAAGAACCCCTCGACAACGCTCTACGCGGTCAGGGACAGTATAAGGTACGCGGCGGGATTATCCGCATACATCTTCTATCTCGCGGGAACGTGCAGCCTCGGAGTCAGCCCTGCATGGTATACGTTCGCACAGATGGGAACAAGCGGAAAGGACACGGTGACATATCCTGCCGGTATGACATCGGCGTTTCAAGTGTTGAGTAAAAATACGCAGTGATTCAGGGAAAGGGTAAACGCTATGCCGTCAATATTGAAACAATACATCACCGGACTCAGGCAGCTTGCCTCGATGCCTCCGGAACAAATGGCGGTTGCCTCAGCTTCTCCGTTCATGGAAAACATGGGCCGCAGGGTCGGACAGGAAACCGCGTCACAGACGAATGCGGGCGCTCAGCGGCTTGCGTCCGATTACAACCTGTCTTCACAGAAGCAGGACGTTTCCCTTGCAAAAAAGGACTCCGGAGCCGCTCTTGGAGTCGGAGTAGCCAACCTGGGATTGCAGGGACTTACGGCATGGGATAAGGTGGTAATGGCCGCAAAAGACGAGGAAGACGCCCGTATCGAGTCGGAACGCGACCAGATGCTTATAGATGAAATAAAAAAACATAATAGTCTTTTGGGGGGAAAATAAAATGAATATCAGAAGGCTATCGGATTTCGTGAGTCCGCAGATCGGGGCCGTAAGCGGGGGAAGACAACCGGCGTTTTCCGAAGAGGATTACATAGAGGGCATGGCCGAATACCTTCCTGAAATGGAACAGGCCGAATACAACCGCAAAATGACCGAAGAGCAGATAGGGCTTGACCGCGAGGCCAGGAAACAGGCCGTAAGGGATTCAAACATATCCCTGGGTATAGAATCCGCGAATCTCGGAATAAAAGCGTATCCGTATCTGAGCGAACTCGCCAAAGGATCGGGGGCTGCTTCCGCCGTGTCATCCGCCACCGCTCCGGTTGCCAATGTTGGATTGAGTGAGTTTGTTGCGGGTTCACCAACCGGACTTGCAAATACGGCGCAGGGAGCGGCGACTGGCGGGGGTTTGCTCTCCTCTATGTCGAATATAGCAAAATCATCTATTCCTTCCCTTGCCGGTTACGCTGGAGGTAAACTCGGCGGCGACAGATTCACAAGGAAAGTGGGAAGTATCGGTGGACTGGTGAAAAACAAGACAACGCAGAAGCGGACGGGAGCGGCATTGAAAGGCGCGGCTGCGGGGGCGATAGCTGGGGCAGCATTCGGCGGACCGGTTGGGGCTGTTGGCGGTGGACTCTACGGCGCTATTTCTGGATTCCTGAGTTCTTTTTGAAATATACAAGGAGGTGTTCCGGTGGCATATCAACCATACAGTTTAACATTGCAATCGCTCCGCAATACCGGGAATACCTTGCAGGATTTGAGTTCTCTCAAGGCGGCGGCGAAAGAGCGTGAGGCGCGGGGTATTCTTTCACAAAGCAGGTTCAACCTTCAGCGCGAACAGATATTGGGACAGAACCAGAAGGATATTCTCGGCGCTCAATCCATCCTGAACCGCCAGAAACAGGAAGAGTTGCAGACCGAGCGCACCATCGAACATGAAAAACGCATGGAAGCGGCTCAGGAGAATATGGCGCGGAAGCAGGAACAAGCGGAAATAGATAAACAGAAAAAGTGGGATTATCAGAACGAACGGGTGAATCCAAGACAAGAACTTGCTACCCAATGGACGCAATCCGGGATGCCTGTAGAAAAACAGAGAGAACATTTTTCAAAACTGGAATCCGCTCTTGGCCCCGGCGAACTGGATACCTTGAAGACAAGAGAAGAAATAGGAAAAATCTTTCAGACTTCTATGGAGAACATGCAGAAAAATAAAGATAACGCCAAAAAGCTGAAAGAACATGACTATTACGGCGAACTGGTTAAAATGACCGGTGATTTTGACAATGTTCCCGAAACAGACCCTGCGATCAAAAAGTTTGACTCTTATGCAAATCAACTTGGATATGTAAGAGTTCCATATACGGCGGTTACAGAAGAGAAAGACCAACTCACCGGTAATACCACGAATAAAACCGTGAAGAAATACACGGTCATGCGGCAGGAAGTTTTCGACCGGATACAGCAGAAGTATAACGCCGATAATCAGGCGGAACTCGAAAAATTTACACAGGGATTTTCTCCTCAAAAATATGCTGGAAAAACCGCACATGATCCGGTATCCGATAAATGGTTTAAATCCGATGGTAAGCAATGGGTTGAATACACTCCGGGAGCAAATAAATAATGCCGATTCAGCTTGTAAATGATGAAATACCCAAAGGGTACAAGCCCGCAAGTGTTTCCAAAAGCAGAATAGTTCTTGCCGATCCGGTTGATGTTTTGGGGCGTCAGACCGCAAGTAAACTCATTGCCGATACATCTATGGGCGCGGCTCCCGCTCCCGTGAATCCCGTTCCCGTTCCTGAGAGGCAGTCTTTCCTTGAGTCTCCTCATGTATTCGCCGCTCCATTACTACCAGCCGGGCCGTTTCCGGGCGTCGATCCCATTGCCGCAATAAGAGCGGATCAGGAAAAGAGAATGGAAGGGCTGAAACGCCCTATTGGAGTAACCGGTTCACGGAAACCGGAAGACGAGTATTCTGTCACGCAGGAAATCGGGCGACAGTTTAAGGGTGGATTGGCAGACGTAGATGCCGCGCGCGGACTCGGCGTTGCAGGAGCCGGTAAATTCATCGAGGGTATGGGTAAGCCCAGCTATCCGATGACGGAAGGCGAGAGTTTTGTCATTCCCGGACTCAATAAAGTAACGGGGCCGATTGGAAACATGATTAAACTCGCCGGTGAGAAACACGCCGATAAATGGGGAAAAGTCCAGGACGAGTACAAACAAAGTGCTGATATCGCTGGGAACGTCATAGACAACCCCGGACTCCTCGTAAATCCGAAGTGGTGGGCGTCGAATGCGGCGCGGATGACTCCGGGAATGGGCGCGGCGCTTCTTACGGCAGTGGCGACCGGCGGATTGTCGGGACTGGCGGCAGGTGGCGCGATAGGCGGCCTCACGGAAGGTCAGAGTACGCGCAAACAGGCATTGGAATCTGGGAAGTCTCCCGATGAGGCGCTTGACGCTGGCGTAAAGATGGCACTTGCGTCGGGCATTCTTAATTCTCTCGGCCTCGAAAAGATGCTGAATCCGGCGGGCAGGAACGCGCTCATGCGATTCATGCTTTCGGGCGGTACGGAAATGACAACCGAAATGGCGGAAGAACCGGCGGAAGGAGTAATACTCGGTGAGGACTGGAATGTATTCAAGCAACGTCTGAAGAACATGGCGACGGTGGCCCCAATAGCATTTGCAATGGGCGGGCCGGTTGGCGTGATGTCAGGACGCGGAAAGAATGCGATAGGAACGAACATACCGGAAACCGCGACTGCACCCGCTACTCCACCCGCAGAAATGCGGGAACCGGGACAGAAGGTTTTCACCGCTGAGGAAACAAATCTTCCGCCCGCCGTTCAGCAAAACACCGTTCTCATGGACGGGAATATCATCGACGCCGATACCGGGGAATTCGTCAGGACAGCGACACCGGAAGAGGTGCAGGGCAAGGCGCGTCCGGGCGTTCCGTTTAATCGTAGACAACACGCGGTTGCGCCGGAAGAAGTGGAAGCGGAATTACTCGGAGAGGGAACGCCGCAGAAGCGGTTTATCGATGTGCCCGAGACAGCCGTAGAAACACCGAAACAGGCAGGGGCGGCTATTGTGTCGCCGCAAGGGGAGATAGTGCCCCAGGAGGCGCGTAGCGAAGCCGTAACGCCAAAAGAAGCCAAGCGATACTATCACGGAACATCATCGAAAGACTTCACCGAGTTCGGAGATAATTATACCTATCTCACAGATAGGCAGGATGAAGCAAAAGCATTCTCCGAAAACCCCATCATTGGAGGCGGAAGAGGAAAGGGAAAGCCGCGTGTTCTGGATGTTACCGCCAAACCGGGGCCGGTCAAGGACATTGACAGCGAAATACAAAACGGAATAATGGAAGGCATTGACCCGGATGATGTAATCAAAGAGATGATGCCAAAACTGAAAGATGAAGGAATACGGTATGTTGAATTTAATCATCCGAGTACAACAACCGGGGAAGATTTCAAGGCAACGGTGAGCCTTTATCCTAAAGAAGACTTGGCTATAACACCACCCACACAGAAAGGAGCCTCCGATGCGCAAGGACAAGAAGCGCCCGAAACCCTGCAAGTAGAACTCAAAGAGAATCATCTTGAAAAGGAATCCTTCCGATCTCTATCTGGCAAATACGATGAAGTTCAAAAGCGGATAGATACCCGATACGATGAACTCAAGCAACAAGGCATCAGTGTTGACCAAGCGGACGGGTATCAGCCAGACGGGTTTCCTGACCTCAATAAAATGGACGTAAAACTTCAAGAACTCTATGCAGAAAGAAACCAATATGGAGATGCCGCGAATAGGAAATCGGTAAAGGATGCGCGTAAAATTGTGCAGGATGTCTTGGGGGATGATACCGCACTGGAATCTCCATATTCCAGCATAGATGATTTGTTAAGTTCCGGATATCGACTTTCAGATAGTCCCGTGGGTGCGGCCATGATGAGTGAAACCGCGAAAGCCACACAAAATCCGGAAACGATAAAAAAACTCACTACAAAAATCGCATCATTAATTCTCGCAAAAGAAAATCCGAGTGCTGATTTTTGGGCCACAATGGATAGCAACCTGTCCGGATTAACTAAGGAAGGCAAGAAAGACATTCTTCTCCGGGCGAAAGCGAAAGCAGAGGAAATTAATAGTAAACTGAAAGACTTTTTGTCTCAGCAACCCCCTATAGGTGAGACACAATCAGCGGAAACGCCAACGGGTGAGACGCAAAAGACTCTCCCTCACGGTATCGACGCCTCCACGGATGCCTATGTCCGCAAACAGGTGCAGGCAAGGGGAAGTCTCGATGAGGCACTGAGTCTCTATTCCGGCAAGAGCGATGTGGACAAGTACGGGCGACAGGTCGCGCAAGAAGTGTATGGGAAAGGTGAGGAGAAGAAGGCGAAAGAACCGTGGGAGATGACGAAGAAGGAATACAAGAATTCCGGTAATGAGTTATCAGAAGCATATCACAGAAATGGAATAGTAAACGCTATCCGAGAAGGCAGACCCGTTCCTGCTTCTGTGCTTGCTGAGTATCCGGATTTGAAGCCTGCCACAAACGAAGGATTAAAAGTAGGCGACCTTGTAAAATGGAATAATGATACGAGCGGGCGCGTGGACAGAGTTACAAAAATAGTAAACGCTCCTTTTGGTGGCGGCCTGGAATATATGACTGAAGAAACAAATCCACCTAAAGGGGAAAAACCAAGAACGGGACAACAATTTTATGATAGAACCGGAGAATATGCTGAATCTCATCCTGGCACAAGAAAAGGACTTGTGAAAGTAACTGGAAACGACCTGAAACCCACAACCACGCCGAAGCAGACGGAACAGGGGCCGGTTGAAGTTCCCGATTACGCCGCGCTGTACGATGAAGCGCAATCTCTCATACGAAAACTCCCGTCGAATGTCGGAAAGGCCAAACAGGAAGGCAAGCTCTCAAAGCCCCAATTAGAACACATTGCAAGACTCGATGAGATTGAAAAGATCATGCCCTCCACTTCCCCAGAATGGAAGGCGCAACACGAGCGGGGCCGCGCAAATTGGGAACGCGATAACGCCGCACAAATAAAAGCCACAAGTGACGCCGAAACACAGAAGATGCGGGAGAAGGGATACGAACTCGGAGACAAGGTATCGTTCTTTGTTCCTCCTCTGTTTCCCGGCGCTCCCATGACGCATTATGAGGGTACGGTTTCACAGAATAAATCCGGTCAGGTTGTTGTAAAAGCCAGAAACAAAATGTCCCCGAATGCGGGAACAAAGAATCTTGACCTATTCCGTAATCCGTGGAAGAAAATAGAGGCCGCAAAAGAACCCGGCGCAACATCACATGATGAACAACGGTACGCTGAAATAAGAAAGATTAACGCCAAACAGTTTAAAACCGCCGGTGACGAAAAACGCATAAATCTGTTGCGTGGGGAAATCGCGGCCAAACCTGAAAAATGGAAGCCGGGAGAAGGTGTAGGATACTATGCAGGCCCCGCAACCTCAACAAAGCGCGGATCGCAGATTAACCGGGGGTTTCGCATACAGGAGATTGATGTAGAAAATAAAAAGGCGCTCATTGGACAAGTTGCGGACACCGGGCTAACTTCGACAGGCGGTAACAATGATATTATCAAGCCCCAATGGATGCATATCGCGGATTTGGTGAGGGATAAGAAATATGACGGAAAGGCAAAAGAACCCGCGCCTGTTGAAATTCCCGTTGCGAAAGAAACAGAGAAACCCGTCACCGAATCCGACCGTCTCATTGACTCCGATCTCACTACTGCGATTACCGATCTGACCGATGTCGATACCGGGAAGGTCATTCCCGCAGGAACGGAACACTACGCCCTCAAAGACGGCACGAATCTCAGCGTGGAGTCATACCGCAAGGCCAAAGGCGAACCGGAAATTGTTGTCAGCGGTGAAAAAAACAAAACCGTTGAAACTGTGATGCCGAAAGCGGACGAGAAGAAGGTAACTCTCAAGGAGCAGAAGGATTATCTCCTCAAAGAAATCGATGCGGTTATTGACCGTATGGCTACGAACTTCGGCAATGTTCACGGCGGCAAACGCGAAGATTTAATATCAAACGTTGGCAAAGGTTCGTGGGGAGATGTAACAGAAGAAGGCACGACAACTATTCTTGTTCCCGGAGATGGTGAATACAAACTCACCAATTCACTGAAAAGTTTCCTTGAGTTCAAGAGCAGAGTGAAAAATGAGTTCCCTTCTGATGTAAAGGACATAACCTATCAGCCCACCAAAGTAAAGAAGGTTGTGCATCGCGGGAAAGCCACGGTCAATCAGGTCGAACTTGACAAAGCAATGAAGGATATGGAGGAAGATACAAGCGCGGCGGATTGGGAGCAATTCAAGGTAGACAGGGCGCAAGAGAAAATAGGTGAAATGCAACGCGACATTGATACTACGGATAGAAAAACGCGATATGGGGCCGTTGACGATTATGTGACCCAAAAATACAAAGGCGAAAAAGGAAGAGTTAATGAGGGGAAATACGCTTGGGAATATTTTCATGCCAGACATAAAAAAACAGAATATGGATGGCAAGATATAATTGAAATAAGCAGGAAAGACATGCCTCCAACTCGCGGCATTTCCCCTGAACGAATTAAAGAGATTCAGGATGACATCGACCGTTTCTATAAACCCGAAAATAAACCTTCTTTCGATGATTTTATAAAGACAAAGAAGGTGTATGTCAGCGATTACAACATAAAGGAATATGCGGACTGGAAACGTATCACAAAAGAAGAACTCTCAAAACTAAGAGACGAATATATTTCAAAATACGGATATGGTGTAAAGCCTGAATCTCCTTCTCCTTCCGCGCCCGTCAAACCCGCTCCGTCCGCGACTCTGAAAGAGGATATAGAATACCCATTCATGTCCCGTCCCGCCTCCCCTTCTCCTTCCATCTCCGGCCCCGAAGTAATGCGGGCGGTTGACGACATTGCATCCGAGTTCAACGTGCCGGTAAAGGTCGTGGCGACTGCCGCTCAACTTCCCGAAGCGATCCGTGACGCCGCTCTCCGCAAGCAGACCGGCGGTGATGTTGTTCTCGGCATTTATCACAACGGCAAGGTCTATGTTGTCGCGGAACACATCCGTAGCCGCATGGAAGCCCAAAAGGTGTTCATCCATGAAGCGGCGGGCCATTACGGCTTGCGCAAGGTCATGGGGAAGGAATTTGAGGACTTTCTCGACTTCCTCAATAGTGACGCGAAGTACGGGAAAGACATCAAGGCATTTGCGGAAGAAAACGAGATTGACGATATGCGCGTTGCCGCAGATGAATGGTTCGCGCAACAATCGGAATCAGTGAAGCCCGGAACACTGCTCTGGAACCGGTTCGTGATGGCGGTGAAGAAGTTCCTGGCAAGACTCGGCGTGAAGTGGCAGTTCTCAAATGCGGAGCTTATGGATATACTGAGGCGGGCAAGAGAAGCGGCGAAAGTTGGCGGAGAGATTGAAGACGTGACGCGCTACTCCACCCGCAAGCAGACCGTCCCACAATCGGTATATGATGATGCGGTGAAAGCCGGTAAATCCCAAGGCGGGCGCGTATATCACTCCGGCCCCCGTGGTTCCGTTATGGCTCGTGTTCTTGTCCCCATATCTACCCGGCTCGCCAGCATCAACCCCGTTTTAAGGGCGGCGTTCCGCAACTACCGGTACCTTTTGAATACAACCCTTCAATCAGACATTGAAAGCGCAAAACCGCTTATGCAGGCCACAAAAAGCATGAGCAATGAAGATCAGATTATTTTCGACCTTGCCCGCAAAAACGGCGATGCCGGAATGCTACAACACCTCATTATAAAATATCGCATGGGCAAAGAATACGCCAAACTTCGCAATATGCTTGACGCCATTCATGAACGGGCTAAAAATGTCGGCTATGACATCGGATACAGGGGACACTATCATCCCCGCGTAATTAAAGACCCGTCCGGATTTCTCGAATACCTCTACAATACAGATGCATGGGGCGATATATCCGAAGCGATAAAGCAAAAAGAAGCAGATATTCAGAGGCCACTTTCCGATATAGAAAAAGCTCATATCGCCAACAATATGATAAGAGGATATGGGAAGCACATCACTCTTTCGGCTCCGGGAAACATCAAGGAACGGCAAGTAGAACTTATTGACGCGGAACTAAACCGGTTCTATTACGATTCCAATGAAGCTCTCATGATTTATCTCGCCAACGTGAACAAGGCCATAGAATCCAGGAAATTCTTTGGCAAGAGCGAGGAAATAAAAAAGATACTGGAATCTGGACGCAAATACAGGAATAAAACCGCGAAGGAAAATATTAGCGCTTTCATTGAAAAGATCAAGCAGAAGCGGGAACTCCTGAAAGCGAAACAGAAAGTAGCACTGGCCGAGTGGACAAAAGCGAACACCCCCGCTAAAGTAGATGATTCAGAAACGAATGATGCGATAGACGGATACAGGGATGCGCTGAAACAGGAGCGCAATGAACGTGCTGAACTCATACGGGCACAACATGAATCCATTTTAAACGACCCATTCATTCCCAAAGAGGACAGGGCGCGGATAAAAAGGGAATCCGGAGAAATTCTCAAGAATGAACTGGCGCAACTGGACGCGGAACTCAAGGCGAAACTTGACGCCGTACTTCCAACCGGAAATCAAACGCCATCACCCTTATCGCCGGATGAATATATTAGTAAACGGACGGCGTTTATTGAGCAACAAAAGAAGGACATGGAAGTTTTCGACACGCAATCACAGAAAGACCTTGTTACATATCGGAGCAATGCCAGAAGTGACGCTATAACCATGAAGGTGAGCGAACAAGACCTCAAGGACAGCGACCCAGAACTTGACTTCAACATGGAAAGCAATATCGGGGATTACGTGGCGGGCCTCATAGGTGAAGGAAAGATAAAGCCGGGGCAGGAAGGTGAGTTGATAGGAATATTCCAAGACTTCTTTAACTATCGGTCTACCTCCGGGGTGTTGGATGTGTACAAAAACATCGGATATATGACCACAATGGGAAACGTGTTTTCCACGATAACGCAGTTTGGAGACCTGGCGTTCGCGTGGTACAACGCCGGTCTAATCCGATCCAGCGTAGCATTTGGAAGAGCGGCAGTCGGAAAATCCAATATCACTCGTCATGACATTGGCATAGAGAGAATAGCGGAAGAGTTCACGAATCCCACGCGCATGGGACACGCCCTCGAAAAGATATTCAAAGTAACCGGATTCAACTTTATTGACCGGCTTGGCAAGGAAACATTGATAAACGCCACAATAGCCAAATTACAGGCACAGGCAAAGAGAAACGACCCCGCGCTTGTGCGCAAGTTGAATATAATGCTGACCGGAAACGTAAAGGAAACCATAGAGGATTTGAAGGAAGGCAGAATAGAAGAAAATGTGAAACTGGTAGCATTTAATACCCTCCTTGATTTCCAACCGGTAGATCAGATGGAAATGCCTCAGACATACCTTGCACATCCGGGCGGGCGCGTGTTTTATATGCTCAAAACCTACACAATAAAGATGTTTGACGTGTTTCGCCGGGAAGCGTTTGCCAAAATAAAAGAAGGTAATATAGTGGAAGGCATAGGGAATCTGACAAGACTATCCGCCATTATGGTACTGTGTAACGCTTCCGCCGATGAAATAAAAGACTTTATCGCGGGGCGCGATAGGAAACTGACCGACCGGATAGTCGATAATATTCTCCGCCTGTTCGGGTTCTCCCGGTACGTATTGTGGCAATTCCGCACACAACCGGTACAATATTCTCTGTATAAGATGGTTGCTCCGCCGCTTGATTTCGTAGAGATGCCAGCGCGTGACATGAAGCACATCCTTTCCTCTTACAAAAAGAATAAGGACATCGAACTTGGCCTGGAAAGAGGGAAACCGGAAGACTTCAACTTCTGGCAAATGGAAAGTTGGAAGCAAATCCCGTTCGGCGGAGCGAATTTCTACTGGTGGTTCGGCGGCGGACACGAAAAAGTGTTGTCTCAAAGGTATACCATTCCAATGAGAGACAGCAACAATCGAATCCTCTCCGACAGCGAATATAAGAAGGCAAAGGAAGCACTTGTTGAGGCAGTAGCGAGTGGAAGACTCACTTATAAACAGGGATACGAAAGACTGATTGCTATACACAGAAACCAACGTAAAGTAAAAATGAGAGCCTATAAAGAGCGGGAACAAAAGGGTTATCTGGAACGAATGGCGAAGTAATGGCAAAAACTGGAATCTCCGGGTGAAAGCGCGGAGCGGGCAATAGCAACCTTACATCATAAATAACAGGGAGCGGCGGAGTGGAAAATCTGGTGATACCTATTTTATTGGGCGTTTTGAATGTGCTGGCGGGCATCCTCCTCCTTGCCGCGAAACTGTTGTATAGCGCGGTAAAAACACTGGAACGGGCCATTGACGAATTGAAAAACTCTCTGGTGTGGGTTACAAATTGCGAAAAAACGCATAAGCTCATTGATAAAATCAATGAGGATCATGAGACTCGTATCCGGGCGAATGAACGGGATATAGTGACATTGAAAGCCCAGGAAGGCTTTGTGGAATAGATGACCGCAAAACTCATGCGTGTAGAGCAGGGATCGGAAGGTTCGTTCGGGGTGCTCGTTCTTGACGGGCAAGCATTCTGTGTGACTCTTGAACTACCCTGGCGGGCGAACCAGAACGGGATAAGCTGCATCCCGACCGGACAATATTCATGTCAGCGTTCACCGTCCCCGCTTATCGAAAAAATCACCGGCGGAAAATGGAAGGAAACCTTTGAAATTACCGGCGTTCCGGGGCGGTCAAGGATACTGTTCCATTCCGGGAATACGATAGCGGATTCAAGGGGTTGCGTCCTGCTGGCGTCCTCGTTCGGGAAGCTGAAAGGCGAACGGGCGGTGCTCAATTCCGGGGCAACATTCGACCTGTTTATGACGGTTATGAGAAACACAAAAGCGTTCGGCTTGAAAGTGGAGGGCTGATGCTCACCGCAACCGTAAAAGGACATAAAATAGAAATACCGGATTCAGAGCGGCAACCGACAGAAATATATTCCCGCGTTATGGGTTATTATCGTCCTATCACTATAGACGCATATAAAACAACCGAATACAATATCGGCAAAGTCCAGGAACACAAAGATCGCAAATGGTTCAAAGAATCGAGGTTTATATGAAGCGGGCATTGATGATAATGGCATTACTTTTCCTGTCTGGAACGGTCAATGCCCAAATCCAAGAGGCGGGCACGTTTGATGAGAAGACTGGCGTACTCAAACTGGACACGGCCAAAGAGATTACCATTTCCGATAAGTATGAGATGCCAATAAAGATCAGCGGCACTTTGGACACGAAAGTTCCGCAAGTCATGAAGGCTGGAGAGGGCAAGGCGTACCGGTTCCGCATACAGACTGACAAGCACATGACGGAGACGTATATTGATTCACTCGGCGTTGAACAGACGCGGGATTCAGCTTACTGGCTGGAGGATATAATTGATGGGCCGTATGCGGAGCTTTACAGTGACCATATTTCCATAACGCAGTATAGTGGGAAGACGGTCGAGTACAAGGGCAAGTATCACTTTTATGTCATAGATGAAAAGTATGCTCGGCATTCTCCGAGAGTGCTTTATTTCAAGGCAGACGGGAGTGATGCGGGAAGCGGAACTGAGGAGGCTCCTTACCAGACACATGCTTTGTTCAACCGTCTTACAACAGCGGCCCTGGCTGGTGGAGACAGCGCGAAATTTAATGGTGGTGACTACTTCGGCGCTTGCCAAAGGGACACGTGTATGATAATGCCAGTGTCCGGCGCGGCTGATTCGGCGGTTGTCGTTACGAGCTATGGCACAGGTAGGGCAACCTTTACCGGCGCGGCCCCGGCCTCAGTGTTCGCACCGGGTACGGGTTGGTTCCCCACTAATGACGTGCCTGACAGTTCAGGGCTTGAAAGAACAGCAACGAACTACGGAGCGCATCTCGACTCTGCAGGGACTGGCGCGGACACGTTGGGGTATGACTTCGATGGCGTGGATGATTATGTAGATACGGGGAGTGACTTCATAGGGACAGGAGATGTAACTATAGCATTCTGGGTGTTCCCTAGAAGCGAGGGTATGGGGAATTTGGTCAACAATAATTCAGGGACATTTACCACAAAGTTCCAACTTCGGATAGGATCGAATAACACCATATTACTTTATGTGAATGAGAATCCAGCGGTTTCGACAAATGACGCTTTTGTACTCAATGCCTGGAACCATATCATAGTAACGTGTGATACAGCCGGGAATACGTGTAGATTCTTTTCCAACGGCGTGTATGCGACAGATGATTCCGTATCGTCTACACGGGCGGCGGGTGCAAGGAATGTCATTATTGGTAATCGTGAAGCCCGAGATGCTGGATTTGATGGCCTCATTAAAGACATGGTTTTTCTCAATTTTGTTGTCGATGGCGCGCAGGCCGACTCCCTGTTTAAAGGGACGCTCGCTGCTTTACGGGATAGCACAAAGAATACAGCTTTCTACCGGTTCGGTGCAGCCTCGGCATGGTCACTTACGAATCCCCTCTATGCTATTTATTGCGGCACTGCGGCTGACTCTTCCTATGCGGTCTGGTCACAGGGAGTGCTTGGCACACGGCGCATGTCACGGGCGCTGTTGCTGGCTGGGGCTGTTCCGAGTGCGTCAGTCAAGCCGTGGTCACTCAGCTACAACGGCGAGTATCCCGCGAAGTCACTGACTACGACCGGGAACACCAATGACTACATGCTGCTGAAGTATTATGAAGCGGCTGATACGAGCGGGGTAAGTAGGAGTAAGAACTACTGCGCGGTGATAACCTCAAAAAATTATATCACCCTCTCTAATCTATCTTTTAAATTCGGTACGGGAATATTACCCTCCATAAGCAAACCAGGGAACATCTTTTTAAGTGGCACAAGTGGGAACGTTACAATACAAAATTGCCTAATAGACAGTGTCGCCATATCCGGCAGAGGGATTGCTGTTGGTGCTACGGGTGGTAATAATGTTATAAAGTACAATATTTTTCATGGTTCACTCATGACCGGAATACAATTCACACAACCCGTAGAAATTTATAATAATATTTTTGATAAAGTACTATTGGGTATACTTGTAGGTAATAATACCTCAATAATTAAAAACAACCTTTTTTATTCAGTGCCATCTTTCATCTATACAACCTCAATACTAACATCTTTTGTAGGATCAAACAATCTCTATTATGATACCAGTTACTCAAATCGATGGACATATAATAGTATAAATTATATATCACTCGCTGCATGGCAAACCGCAACAGGACAAGATGCCAATTCCCTTACCGGTTGGCCCAAATTTGTCGGACAAATCGACTCCACTTCTGCAATCACAGACTACCATCTGCAACCCACATCCAAGGCCATTGATGCTGGTGTTGATGTTGGCCTGACAACGGACTATGACGGGCATCCAATCCTCAACACGCCAGACATCGGGGCGCTGGAATACCCACAGTTCTCCATCACAGTGACCGCGGGCGTTCATGGTTCCATAAGCCCTCCTACGGCGTGGTATGACTCCGGGACTGCCAGCCAGACTTTCACCATCACCCCGGATGCGGGCTACACGATTGACACACTCTATGTGGATGGAGCTGTGATATGGAGGGCCGCGAATGCGCTCTCGTACACCTTCAGCGCCATTGACACCTCTCATACGATTCAAGCGGCGTTCCGGTTGCCGGCTGTCTGGTATGTGACACAGTCTGGAGGAGCAGTCACGAAAACAGGGGCGTCCTATGCTACCTCCATGTCCAAGTCAACGTTCAACTCCAAGCAGTTCTCGCCGGGAGACTCGATCTACTTATGTGGGACGTTTGAAGGTTCGGAGGCCAGTGCGTATATCACAAACGGATTCTTGGGCGCACCTTCTAAGCAGATAGTCGTGAGCGGTGGATACGCGGCGGCTCCCGGAATATTGGACGGGAATAACATTGCCACCTATGGCTATGGACGGCCCAATGTCAATTATGGATACTACACGCTTGAATACCTCGAAATAAAGAATTACGTCACCGGAGGAATTACCAATGCTCCATCCGACCCGACCGGCGCGGTAGGGCATATGATTTTCCAGTACAATAACATTCATGATATTGCGGACAGCACGGCTTCGTCAGCGATACGGTTCAATGCTCCCGACTGCAAAGCCCTGCATAACACCATCGACGGGGTTGGGGATGATGCTATCTGGTTCTGTGGCAACAACGCTGAGGTGGCATATAATACCATCAGCAATGTCGCCCTATACGATACAACGGAAACCGGTGGAGGTGACAACATCCAGCATGGGCAACAAGCCGACAGCAACATCTGGATACACCATAACTATTTGACTCACGGGGCTTGGCAGAAACAGGTTATCATGGTGGAGGAGTCGACGAATGGCGTGATTGAGTACAACACCTGCATTGGCGGGACACACGGTATAAATGATTTCAACTGCACAGGAGATACGCTGAGATATAACAAAATTTACGATACCGTAGGTTCTTCCGCGATTTCAGTTGACAACTCCAGCGTGAGTATTTATGGGAATGTGATCTCTGGCGTATATGAGGGAATCATTGTTTCGTATTCCAACGTTCATACTGCCAATATATATAACAACACCCTGTATGATATTGATAGTTTTGGATTAAAGACATCAACGGCCAATACCGCATCGACCATAAACCACAAAAACAACATCTATTCCACCGTGGACTCGTGCTTTGCGATATACGCGGTCAATACCACCCTTATCTTAAACTCGGATAACAATTTATACTACATCGGCCATGCAACAAAGCAGTTTTACTACAGTACTTATCATGCGTCATTGGCCGCTTTCATTGCCACTGATGCGAAAGACTCGGCGTCTGTTGCATCCGATCCTAAATTCGTATCTGCAAGCAGCCTCACTCTTAAAGGCAGTTCTAAAGCTATAAATGCTGGCGCAAGCCTTGGTTTTACACATGATATTGACGGGAACGCAATCAAAGGTATCCCCGATATTGGAGCATACGAATTCATGGGAAGTACTTCGACTTCGGATGGAATTTCAAATGAAATCAAAAATGAAATAACCAATGAAATCTCAAATAGAATCAGATAATGGTAAGGAGGCTTTATGGTACTCGCAATACTTTTAATCGTTTATTTGGCTCTCCGGGGTTTTCTGGAAGGTATGATTATGACGAAACACACCGATCCGATGGCGGGAACGGTAAAGGAAGAAGGGGTGAGAAGTCATCGGTGGTTTAAATGGTATCACCGCATATCACAATGGTGTGATATTTACGCGGCAATAATTGGAGCGGTCACGGTCTGTATTGTCATGAAAATAAATGTCTTTGATTTTTTTCTCGCCCTATTGAAGGGACACAATCTCAACTGGTGGTATATATCCGGGGGGTTTGTTATCGGTTGGGGCTTGCTCGAAATGTTGTACAATTACGATAGATGCGGGAAGTTCTTTCAATGCCATGAAAACTTTCTCGGCGTGTGGCAAATAAAAGGCGATATGGTGTATTACATTCACTCGGCGCGGCTCCTGATTGGAATTGCGCTATTCATTGGAGGTGTTATATGAACAAGATCAAGACGTTTCTCAGCAAAAAACTGTTTGTAGCGGTAGGAACAACGCTTTTGGTAGTACTCAATAAGCAGTTGCCTATTGCCCTTGATGAAGGCACAATCAAAGAAATCGTGATGGTTGCGGCTGCGTACCTGTTTGGACAAAGTGCGGTGGATATTATCGCCCTGAAGACGCCAACGGCTCCCAATCCGCCTTCTGTCGGAGAACTTCCGGTGGCTCCCAATTACAACACGCCACCGCCGACATGTGGGTAAAACATGGACATTCCCGATTTCATGAAACCGCTCCTTGACGGCACGGCTTATGTTCCCGGTGATGCATTGAATATCCAAAACGAGCCGAATAATCCCATTTCCGAATCAATAATTGATAGAATACGGGAATGGCAGGAAACCGGGAATAAGCGGTTGTTATTGCGGGCAAAAATACTATTGGAACAACTGATAGCCAATGAGGGCCGATGAATATATCCCAAGGAATCGTTATCTCTGATTTGCATTCCGGGTGTCAATTTGGGCTGTGTCCCCCCAAACCTATAACGTTGGATGGCGGTGGCACGTATCAATCCTCTCCGCTTCAGGGGAAAACGTGGGCGTGGTGGCAAGAAATGGGGAATGAATGGATTCCTATGGTAACTCGCGGTGAAAAGTTCGTGCTTGTTTTAAACGGAGACCTGATGGACGGGCGACACCATAATGCAATAACGCAAATATCACAAAATTTGAACGACCAGCGCCATATTGCGATGGAATGCCTATTCCCCCTTATCGAAAAAGCGGCGCAATTATATGTGATTCGTGGAACCGAAGCGCATACCGGGCCGTGCGGGGAGAATGAGGAAATACTTGCGGAAACGCTTGGGGCTATTCCTGACGCCGGCGGGAATTATGCCCGAAACGAATTATGGCTGCGTATCGGCGGAGAAAATGGCGCTCTTGCTCATATCATGCACCATATCGGAACGGCGGGGAGTACCGCTTATGAGACGACCGCGCTTTCCCGCGAGTTCGCCGTTGAATGCGAAGAGGCCGGGCGTTGGCAGACGCCATCACCCGACTTTGTTGTGAGGAGTCACCGTCACCGATACAGCAAAACAGAGTTCCCCACAAATCGCGGATACGGCATTTCGGTAACAACTCCGGGCTGGCAACTCAAAACCCCGTTCGTTTGGAAAATTCAGGGCGGAAGAAATACGCTCCCGCAATTCGGGGGAATCCTACTTAGAAAGGGTGATGAGGAACATTACACCCGCGCTTTCGTTCGGAACATCACCCGGACACCGGAGGTTGTGATATGAGCGTCGAAATAACGGAAGATGAGCTTTTCGCGGAACTGGACAAACTGCGGGAGTGCCCGGATCGTGGCCTGACAGAGATACAGTTTCGCTGTTTAGACAGGGCAAGAATAGGCGAAAATCCCATTGCCTGGAACAAACTGGTGAAATGGTTTAATGAGAAGTTTGGTACGAATTATTCCCGCGCGGCACTCTGGAATAAGTACGATTATATGAAAGGGAAAAAATAGCTTTAAAATCGTCATAATCTCCTGTGGATGGGTAAATGTTTCGGGGGTTGCGATAAGCGGAACAGGACGTACGTAACTCATATGATCCGACTCCCCGGTGTGTGCCGAAACAGCACTCGTTATAGATGGTATACTTCCCATCGTCAATAAATATCCGGGTATGACGTAAGGCCCCTGAAAAATCAGGGGCTTTTTTATTGTCAAAAAATATTTTGTATCTGGATGAAGATTTTTCTTGACATACGACATAGTTATAGTTATAATTAGAAAAAGACAGTGTAGAACAGACTAAATGAGAGGGCACGATGAGTAAATCAATACGGCAAGTGAAATGTGTAAGATGTTCATGGGAATGGTATCCGCGTTCACCTGGAAGACCTGTTCTCTGTCCTCACTGCGGAAGTGCTGTGTGGGACAAAGCACGAACTGGGAAGGAACGGGGGAAAAAATTAAAGTCGGTAGATATAGAGGTTTCCAATGGATGACCATCCTATTTGTGGAGTGTATCGTATTCATTGCAAAACTCTTGGAATATCCTATATAGGAGCTACTCGAAATGTAGGAGAAAGATGGAAACAACATCTTGCTACAATAAAAAAAGGTAAACTTGTTCGTACTATTGTTCCTAATGATATATCTGATTATTCTTTGGAAATTATTGAAGAATGTCAAGAAGATGCATTAATTCAAAGGGAATATATACATATAAGAAATGCGATTGAATCAAATGAGATATTGTTCAATAAATCCCTAAAAAGTTCTTTAAAACGGGTTCCTTTAAAAACTCCATTACGACCAGGACGGCATGGAATTCCGCTTACTGATTACGCAAGAAAAAAGCTACTAAAAATCATGGAAACGGAAAATCTTACTATCGGCTCAATGGCAGATAAAATTGGTATTTCAAGAGCGCAATTGGATTATCCGTTACACGGAGGCCGATGCTCGGTGGACTCTCATCAGAAAATTCATTTGTTTTTGGAGCAAAATCAAGGCAAAAAGTAACTACAATGAAAAAGAAAGGGGAGAGTCATGGACAGAGAAAAATTACAAGAAACATTATCAAAACACGGAAAATGGTTAAGAAGTGAGGATGGGGGGGAAAGAGCCGATCTCAGTGAAGCCAATCTCAGGGGAGCCGATCTCAGTGAAGCCGATCTCAGGGGAGCCGATCTCACGGGAGCCACTCTCAGGGGAGCCAATCTCACGGGAGCCGATCTCACGGGAGCCGATCTCACGGGAGCCGATCTCAGGGGAGCCAATCTCAGGGGAGCCGATCTCAGTGAAGCCGATCTCAGTGAAGCCGATCTCAGGGGAGCCAATCTCAGGGGAGCCGATCTCAGGGAAGCCGATATTGATTTTTCTTCATGGCCTCTTTGGTGTGGGTCGTTTGACATGACAGTTGATCGGCGCATATTCGCCCAACTGGCGTATCATCTCTGTATAGTCATTTGCGATGACCCCGAAGTAAAGGCCGCACAGGAAATGCTTAAGCCCATTGCAAATACGTCGCATATTATCACGAAACATGGAAAATCACTACTGTAACAGGGGAACGTCATGCGCTCAATCAATTGGTGGTGGATTTTCTGGACGTCTTTGGTTTCATCACTTGTCCTGTTTTTTGTGGCACACTTCTATATCGCAGTGGTATATGGTAAAATTGGCATTGAAGTGCTCACACCATTTACAGCGGCTATCGCTTTTCTCTCCGGGATATATGTAGGTGCGAAAATTGTTGATACACAGGGCCGGGAACGGGAAGAGCGATTGAACGGCGTCATAAAAGAACTCCGGGAAACGCGGGAAGCGTTCGGGGTGTACGACTTTGAAGGGTAATCTCCTCCTGATGTGGAGCCGTCCAGGTCATGACGTTAAACTGGCCGCTTCAAACGGTAAGCCCGCCTGTACGGAGGCACAAGCTGACCGAGGGCGGGCTTGAAAACAAATCTTCAACGAGGGCTGACGCATGAAACCATTTTCGGCGGTAATGAAGAATCTAAAACGAATCCGCACACTCAGGAGCCTGTCACAATCGCAACTCGCGGCGCTCATGGGGCAAGATGCTCGAACCATCGGACAATATGAGAACGGGAAAGCTGCATCCTCGAAAAAAATCCATGAATACGCAAAAGCACTCCTCGTAACACCCAAAATGCTCTGCGGTTGCGAAGTGCCAGAACCGACGGCGGGGATAAATGGAATACTCAATTTTCTCAACAGTGAAGGCAATGATTACTTCGGCCCCGACAACGCTCTTATACTCCAGATCGACAAACCGGCTTTGAACAATCACGGCTGGCGGAGAAGCGGGCATTGCCAAAGGGAGATTACATTTGGAGGAGGGAGAAGTCAATGATACGAGTAAAAGTGCGGTACGAATTGCCGTGGGTGCAGTGTCCAAAACACGGCACGAAGATGCTGTTGTGGGAATGCGCCCAATGTGAGCACAGTCAGGGAGTTAGTGAAGAGCGCGTGGAATGTTTCTGTGATGTGGAAGGTGAACACGAGGGGGCCGCGGTCAATGGATGATACCGACATCTACGGCGAAGATTTTTACCTGGAAGTCAAGCGGGATGAAGCGGAAGAGCGGGAACTTATCAGGGAACAGGCGGACGATCGGTATTGGAGAGAACGATAAACCAAAAGGGGAGAATCGCAATGGAAGAAAACAAACTGGAAATCATTGTAAAGGAATCTGGCCTCGATACCACAAAAGCGCAGTTCATACTGAAAAAGTTTCAGGATTATTTCGATATCGCCGCCGACTGGGAAGCGAAAGCCAAAGTTCTTATTGTTGCCGACGTTTCCCAAGTTGCGGAAATGAAACTGGCGAGAACGGGACGGCTGTTCCTGCGGGAGAAACGGATTGCCATTGAAAACGCACGTAAGGAATTAAAGGAAGCGGCGCTCCGGGAAGGCCAGACCATCGACGGAATTGCGAAGACGCTCACCAGCCTCATCAAGCCCATCGAAGACTACCTCGAAAAGCAGGAGAAATTTGCGGAAATCAAGGCCGCGGAAGAAGCGGAAGCCCGGCGCATCGAGGGTGAACGACTCTTGCGCTTAGAAGAAGAGGCAAAAGCAAAGAAAGCCGAAGAGGAGCGCATTGCCCGCGAGAAAGTAGAAGCCGAAGAAAAGGAGCGTATCCGCATGGAAAACGAAACGCTCAGGAAAGAGGCGGAAGAACGGGAACGTCAGATGGTGGCTGAGCGCGAGAAAGCGGAAGCTGATCATAAGGCTATCGAGGAAAAAGCGCGGAAGGAACGGGAAGCGGCTGAGAAGACGGCAAGGGATGCACGGGAAAAGGCGGATGCAGAGAAACGCGCCATCGAAGAACAGGCCCGCAAAGAGCGCGAGAAGCAGGAAAAAGCACTTGCTGACCAGAAGGCCAAAGCGGAAGCAGAGAAACGCGAACAGGAAAAAGAACGCGCCAGGATTCAGGCGGAAGCCGATGAATTGCAACGCCGTCTTGATGCTCAGGTCGAATGCCCGTATTGTCATGCGAGATTCACGCCGGGGAAGAAAGCGGAAGTGATGGTGTAAATAAATTATACAAACAGGGAGAATCGCAATGGAAGAGCAGGAAGTAACACCAACGGAAGTCATTCCATTTTCAAAAGACTTGGGGTCACTGACATTTTACGATGATAAATCAGTAAATGATTTTCTTACCCAGGTAGAGCGCAGAAACAACGCCATAGAACAAATCACAATCGCGGCAATCAAAAAGCTCATGCCAACGGATTTCATCGACATGGGCGGGAAACCGTTTTTGCAGGGAGTTGGCGCAGCGCGTCTCAAAAAATACTTCGGAATACAAGTATCCAATGTTGAGCGCATACCGGAAACTGGATATGAACTCATAAAAGAAGACGACGCTGGAAGGTTGCGGGTGACGTATCGGGCAAATTACCAGCTTGGAAGCATGGTTCAACTCGGCGTCGGGGTGCGTGATACTCATAACAAATTTCTCTGCAAAAGGGGAGATGAATACAAGGCCGTTTCTGAAATTAACCTTCCCGATCTTGACCAGTCCGCAAGGACGGCAATGGACAGAGACGGGGTATCTCGCCTCCTCGGACTAAGCGGTATGACATGGGATTATCTGAAAACCCTCGGATTTGAGCAGGGGAAAGCTCCAAAGGTTACATACGGTGCGGGCACACAAGGCGGTAATGCGGCTGGCGGAGATTCAGATGCGCAAAAGAACCAAACAGTGATATGGGATATGTGTCGCGAAATGGCGGGCGGCGACAATAAAATTGCCGGGGATATCCTTCAAAATTACACAAAGAACGATGAAAAAGGATATAAAGGATACCGGGATGTTACAAAGCTTACCGCAAAGGGCGCAGGCTGGCTTCTTTCCGATCAATGCTCATTGCGGCGCGATTACGCTGAATTAATGGAAAAAACCGTTGAACAAAACGACTTGCCGTTATGATTACCGAAAAACTCATACACAAATTCGAGCAGGAAGCACGGCGGCGAACACCACAACACGTCAACCGCATATCATCTATCGGGTTTCCATGTGAGCGGATGCTCTGCTATTCAATTCTCCGGTGGGAAGACAAAAAACTTCCCACCCCTGAACTAATTGCCATATTCAATGAGGGCAATATTCAAGAGCGGGCTATCAAATACGACCTTCAATCCGTGGGTGTGGAAGTGCAGGAATCACAAGCGGAAGTGGCATACCCGGAATATCGGCTATATGGACACATTGACGGTATTATTGCATACCGGAGAAAAAGATTCCCCGTCGATTTCAAGAGTATGTCAACACATATCTTTGACAAGATGAACACTACCGATGACTTCATGAACTCAGAACACGGGTACCATCGCTGTTATGTTCCTCAGCTTCAAATGTATATGTATGGCAAGGGATTAAAAACCGGTATGCTCATCATCAAAAACAAAAATACCGGATGGATAAAGGAGATTGAAGTCAAGGCGGACAAGGCACTTTGCAAAGAACTCTTGCGGAAATGCTCTCGTATAAATATCCGCGTTGACGCTGCCCAAAAATTGCTCTCTGATGTATACCAAATCAAGGAAATAGCCGACTTCAAAAAACAGAAAGACCGGGATGATTATGATACGATCCGCAATGAAGCATGTAAACGGATTGACTCATTACTACCGGAACGTATTAACGAGAATGGTATCTGTACGTCTTGTCCATTTGAACATATCTGTTTGCCGGATGAAATCAGAACGGAACGGGCGCGGGTATGTATTAATAACGGACTGGAAACACAACTCCGGGAGCGGGAACAAGTCAAGGAAAACCGCGACAGATATGAAGAATTGGATAAAACCGTGAAGGGAATCATCAAGGAAAGCAAGATGGATTACTTCATCTGTGGCGACTTTGAGGTGCGGGTTTCAAATGGCAAAAATACAAGGATAAACATCGAGAGGATTTAATCCCCCGGAAACGCCGGGCGGGGGAGAGGAAGCGACCGAAGAGGTCATATAATTTAGGCTGGCTCCCCCGAATAAATTGAGCGCGGTGGCGGAATATCCGCAAATGATAAGTGAAGAATGGTAGCGTGCGCCGTTAACCAGGATACGGAAACTCTGAATCCATTCCACCGCGCTCAAATTGCCCCGTAGCTTAACGGTTAAAGCAGCGGCCTTATAAGCATCCGACCGGGGCAACCAGAATAACCACTCTTATAAGGGAAACCCAATGAGTATCACACAGGAACAGGCGGATGAGGTCAAGGCGACCCTCATGAAAGCAGTCAAGCAATGTGCAGATTTAATACATACTATCGATGAATATAGTGCGGTCGGTGATTTAATAAATTCAATCGACTCCCTCATTGAAAAACAGCCATTGCATTACGACGGCGAACCGTTCAATGATGAGTATGAGTTTACCGGGAAATATAGAATGCCAACGTGTAATGATGACGCATTCGTTGATATTTTCGATGTGGCAAATGTGAATACTTATGGTATTATGGAAAATATAAACGAATGCAAACGATGGATTCTCCGCAAGCGCAAACAGGAACCGGAACCTTCTTTCGAGGTCGGGGATTGGGTTACGTACCTCGATGAATGTCATCCTTTTATGATTACTGCTGTCGATAGAAAGGTGGGACTTGTCTATGGAGACATTCCTGGGATATGGTATACCGTTTCTCTCTGTACCAAATGGGAACCTCAGCCGGGAGAGTATGTCTGGTGGGATGGGACAAGAATAATAGCCCAAGGGGTGACAATATACTACCCTGCCTGTAAAGCCAAAGTAAGAACACATAATGCCGCTGATAAGTACTGTCAGTATTATATTCTTGGGCCAGAGATTTCCGGATGGACAACCATTGAACACCTTTCACCTCTTTCAGCCAGACCAGAACCAGAACGCCCGCCGCAATTCTCGACCTGGACACCGGATAATCAGAAACAGTACATGGAAACGAGATAACCACCGCCATCTGTGGGGCAACACGAAAGATGGTAGATACGATCCTACGGAGCCTAAGACGATACAAGGAGGGCAGTGTAATGACTGAGCGTCCAGTGGACAGGTAAAAGCCGGGGACGTCAGTTTTGCGGGATGCTTGTTTAACAGCAACATTTCCTACTATCCCCGGTGAGTAAACCTTAGATGCTGCGGCGGCTATAAGGTGTTTTACTAAGCCGTTTATAGAGATGATCCAAGAATCGCGCCGAACGTGGAACGGCTGAAAGGCATCTGGTAACGGATGCTCTCCCGGAGTGTACGCAAGGGGAATGTGACAACCGGCGCTTAACCCTTCGTCCGCCTTTGAATCCTGGCCGGAACAGGGGACATCGAAACACTCCAGCGGCGCGATAAATGTTGAAGAGCGCGGTGGCGGAAATGTAGACGCGGGGGGCTGGTGATTGAGAAACCCGGTGCTAAACCAGTCATGAAGGTTCGAGTCCTTCCCGCGCTCATATAGTTAAAACAAAGATGGCAGTAAGGAGCGGTGGGTCGATTAATCACCTTTTGGGAACTATCAGATGGGAACCCGCCAAAAATAGCGTCTTGCTTTTTCAGCAGTTTCAGCGGACGCAACAGACTGATAGCACCGCTCCTCTAAATTTAAGCGATGACCTGACACCAAGAACCGGTAAAGAAATCTATACGGGAAAGGAGGTATACCATGCGGGGGATAAACAAAGCCCTCTAATACACCAGACCGGGACGGCAATGGCCTATATGCCCGGCGACTCACCATCGTACAAAATAGATAAGGGATAGAAAATAGACTATGGGAATAAAATATTTGAAGCTGCTCACTCCCGGCGAGACGTGGTTCGGGAAACGTAAAAGAGAGGCCCCGGTGTAACAGCCGGGGCTTAAAAGGAGATCGTTGTGAAATACTGGAATCGCAGTTGGAACCTTATTAGCGGATGCGCTCCGATAAGTGAGGGGTGTAAATGTTGCTGGCTTGCAACCGAGACGGATATGAGGTCACACCATCCAAACCAGAAGATACGGGAACGCGCCGCCGGTCTGGTGGAAGACGGTCATTTTAACGGGCGGATTCGTGAGAATTGGGATCGACTCGAATTGCCGCTTCATGTCAGGAAACCGCAAATATGGACGGCATGGAGCGACCTGTTTCATGCGTTCGTAGGTTTGTATTTTCAATACGAAGCCTTTGAAATGATGATGAATTGCCCGCAGCACACATTCATCGTCTGCACGAAACGCGCCAACCGGATGAAAGAAGTCATGCATTCCATCTGGTTTCAGCTTTCTCGGAATTACCCCAACATAAAACTCCCCCTTCCGAACGTCATAGGCATGGTCACGGCTGAGAATCAGGAAATGGCCGATGAGCGCATACCGCTTCTGCTTGATACCAAGTTCGCCATGCGCGGGGTAAGCGTTGAACCGATGCTGGAACCGATTGATATTGAAAAATACTTACTTTCCTGTGGTGATTGCGGCAACCGTGGTTCTACTGCTTATGTGAATTACAACAACAATCTCTGTCAACGCGCCTGTATTAAGGGGGGAGAAGGCTCCGCACTTGATTGGGTAATTTGCGGCTGTGAATCTGGAACGAATCGCCGTCACTGTGATATAGATTGGGTACGGAGTCTGCGGGATCAGTGTGTTGCCGCTGGCGTTCCCTTCCTCCTGAAACAACTCGAAATCAACGGCAAGCTCTCTCACATGCCGGAACTTGACGGGAAGGTGTGGGATGAATTTCCGAGAGGAATACGGCTATGAAAGATAAATACTACATACACGTCAAAAACCATGTAGATGGTTTATCTGATGAGTTCAGGGAAATTTATGGGGAACGAGTTTTAGAGAAGGTATTTCCGGAACTTGACTTGTTTGTTCATCCTATTATGGATGGTATCGGAAAAATACAAGGGTGGCTTGTTAGTGAGGGAAAATCAGGCGCAGCATTCACACCAACGGCAGCAGATACAAAAGAAAAATCTATCCTTCTCGCATTGGATTTAATACTTAAAAATGGTGTGGATAGAACGATAGCCAAAACAGAAAAGATGATTACCAAACACGGCCTTTCGCCGAGGTACAAACCATGAATCCGCAGCCTATCGGTAATAACCTTATCCGCGCCACGATCCGCAATTCCCGGACGCGGAATAAGCTGGCAAAAATACCGGGAGTGAGAGTTAATGGGAACAATGTCTACTATCCTTCAGCGATGGCCGGGCTTGTTGATACGATAACAAAGAGATGTGCAAGTAAACGGATATAATTGCGGGCTTGGATTATACAGAGAGGGTGATACATAAATGGATATTAAAAATGTTACGATGGTAGTTTTAAGCATAGGCTTACTTATTTTTGCTATTAGTAACACAATACAAACACATATGATAAATAATCAGGCCGAACAAATCCGCATGCTTGATGCCCGCGTAACCTTGTATCAGTCCAGAGCGGACAGCATCACAGCGTTTTTGAAGGGGTCAAGGGTGTGGTATTTCGTACCGGAAAAGGATGAAAAATGAAAAGATTCCTTCCGCTTGTCGCCGGGATTGCATCCGTTATCTGTGTTCTTTTGATGTACCAGAACACCGGCACGGTCTGGCATAATCAGTATGATGATTCGTACATCACATACCGGTATGCCGTAAATCTTGCGGAACATAACGAGCTTGTGTTCAACTTGGGCGAGCGCACGGACGCCGCGAGTTCCTTTTTGTACACGCTCGTACTGGCGGGTTTCTTTGCGGTAGGAATACATGACATGGAAGCTGTTTCCGGGGCGCTGAACATGTTCTCAATCGCGGAGATAGCGTTCTTTCTGTGTATGGCTGCTGGAAATACGATAGCGGGGCTTGCGCTCGGCGTCATCATTTCCATGCATGGGTTTATCAGCGGTTGGGCTGTACTTGGCATGGATACAGTCCCATTTGCGGCAATGCTCACCGCATGGGCTTATGTGACGTTCTACCGGCGGAATGAAACCGCTTCGATGGTGCTGGTAATTCTCATTATGCTGATGCGTTTCGAGGGGGCCATGCTTATTCCGATCTGGTATTTCGCAACAGGGAGAAACGTAAAGCGGGCGCTTATTGTTCTCGGATGTCTTGCGGGATATTGGACATGGAAATACTGCTATTACGGAACCATAATTCCGCACTCACTATGGGCGAAAGAAATCATGGTTTACTATCAGGCCAATCCTCAAAACATCATTGCTATATGGAAAAAATTCGCCATAGTCGCTCCGCTGATTGCGCTTGTAGGGATTGCGATGGACAGAACAAAGCTATGGCTTGGGGTATATATCGTTCTTTCCGGCACATCATGCCTGTTTGGGCCTCATTCAGATTGGGGGAGATACACGGTTCATTTACTTCCGTTAATAGTGCTTGCTGGTATACCACTTACGCGGAGATGGTGGACGGCAATACCGGTTATAGTCATGCTGGTTATTCCCGGATTTACGGCTTTACAGTGGATGCATTACAACGCCGCGAAACTTGCACCGGCACAGGAAATGCGGGGAACAATAGGTAGCTGGCTCGAAAAGAACGCGCCCGGCGAATGGGTAATATCGGGCGATCTCGGCATGATCGGATACAAGGCCATTGACTGTAAATTTATTGATATGTTCGGGCTGGTGTCATCTGATGTGTTGTTTCAATACAAGCAGGGAGTTGACCCGTCAAGCGTTATTATCGACAAGAAACCCCGATACATAGCGGACACGTTTAATATCAGGGAAAGAGAACTATTATATACCCACAACACCGGGGAATCGATACGGGGAACGCCGAAGTTTTTACCGTGGAATGAAAGCAATTTCAAGATGCTTTTGTGTGGTAAATATTCAGAGGATATAGCTATTGGAGTAGCGAGAATAAACGCGGAGTGAATAAACTGAAAATATCAATGATGTATAAACGGATACATTCGGGGGGATTGTAATGCTTGAGCCGAATCATGTGTATTGCGGTGATTGTTTGGAACTTATGAAGGGAATTCCCGATAAGAGCGTGGATTTTGCCTTTGCAGACCCGCCATATGGGATAGGCAAGGCCGAATGGGATGCTGAATACCCGGAAGGTTTCGAGCAACCACTGCTGCGGATTGCAAAAGGATGCGCTATCACTCCCGGTCAAGAAAACATCGGGCGATGTATCAATGCTCTCGGTGACTCGTACCGTGGCGTTGTTTCGGCGTGGAATATAAACGGCATGACTTTCAGTAAGGTTGGTTTTGAGAATTGGATTCCTGTCGTTATGGGGGGGGCGTTTCAAAGACATCAAAACTGCTTTCGCTTTGTCGTAAAGGGCGAGAAACCAAATCACCCGTCGCCAAAGCCAATTGAGTTCATGATGGAAATATTGATTCGGTATACCGCTATGGGTGCTCTCATTCTCGATCCCTTTCTCGGTTCCGGCACAACCGCAGTTGCATGTATCCGCACCGGACGCCGGTTTATCGGAATCGAAATAGACCCCGGATATTACAAAATCGCACAACGCCGAATCAGAGACGAACAATCCATCTTGAGGCTTGCGCTATGATCTGCTCCACCTGTGCATACGCTCCGCAATGCATCGGAAAGGCGGTTAATAACGAATGCATCTACTACCGCAAGGCCACGGAACAAGAGCAATCGGAGATTGTGAAAATATTGCTTGAAAGGATACCGTTTTGAAAATAATCCGCGTATTCCCGCGCCGTACAAATGCAACACCCGATGATGAGAACGTCCGGGTGGCCGAGCCTCCGGGAATGTTCGATGAAGCCGATGAAATACACGTCTCAGTGGCTTTTGAGTGGGATAAACCGGCTGCGGATGAACTCGCCTTCCAATGGGAACGAGTCGCGCCGGTAAAAATAAGCGGCCCCGCTTACGGCGATCCGGGCGGAGAGTTTGAACCGGGAATGTATTTGAAGAGAGGATATATAATTACCTCTCGCGGGTGTCCTAATAAATGCTGGTTCTGCCGTGCATGGAGGAATGAGGGAAATGAAATACGGGAACTGGCAATAAAACCCGGATTCAATGTACTGGATAATAACCTCCTCGCATGTTCCAAAGAACATCAAGAGAGGGTATTTCAAATGCTTTTGATACAACCGGAAAAACCACAATTCACCGGTGGATTAGAGGCGGCAAGGTTCACCGAGTATCACGCAGAATGGCTTGTAAGACTAAAACCGCAAGTCGCCATGTTCGCCTATGATACTCCAAATGATTGGGAACCGCTCGTAAACGCCGCGCGTATTCTAAAAGATGCTGAATTATTAAAGGGCAGTCATGTTATGCGTTGTTACGTTTTGATCGGTTGGAAGGGGGATACTATTGAAGCGGCTAATAAAAGATTAAACGATACAATGAGACTTGGATACATGCCGTTTGCGATGCTGTATGATTTAGGGAAAGGCATGAATAATCTGAGAGACTGGAAACGATTTCAGCGAGAATGGGCAAACGCTACGATTGTCGGGAGTAAAATGAAAACTGTCTAACCGATCACCGTTTTAACCACGTCACCGGTATAAAAAAAGGTGTAATTTATGAGATTTAACTTGACTTTAGGGGAAAAATAATGTATAATATCAATGTCAAATTACTACCGGCCTATCGCCCCGCAGTGCGATATTTTCTTGTGCAATCCACTCCCCATGTCTTATATTGGGGATCACATAATTGCGCGGAGAGTTCCGAAGCGGCGACGCTCGGAGGGCTTGTAGTGAGCCTGACACCTCTCCGCGCTTTTTGCGTTTGCGGCGCGGTATAAATGAACACTATTATTATACCGGAGTGTTGAAAAGATGAAAAAACAAACTACTATAGATGTTCAGCTTATTAAAGTTATGAAAGAAATAGATAAAGCCTTGTTAATATTAGGCAAACAAAAATTATTGAAATCTGAACCAATAACACAAATACCTTATAAAATCAAAGTACTGGTTGCTGAATACTATGCATATAAACGTCTTGAGCGATTAAAGGGAAATTTATCACATTCAAATTATAGTAAATACCCCTATAAGGGCATTGAAGACAATGGATATGTAATGCTTTATACGCCATCTTTTACTCCCGCAATCTCAGAACACAGAATGGTAGTACAAGAGCATTTAGGAAGAAAACTTTTTTCATCTGAAATAGTTCACCATAAAGATTATAATAAAGCAAACAATGATATTAATAATCTTCAGGTTGTTTCTAGAATGGAACACATTGCTATTCATAGAAAAAAGAAAGATGACCTATGAGGTGGTTTAAACACTCCACTGCATCACATGACGACCCGGATATTTCTGACGCTATGGATTTATTTGGAGACTTCGGATATTCCGGATTTTTCATCGTTCTGGAGGTATATGCGGAGGAATTTAAACATCGGGATTCGGAAGACTTTATAAACATTTCCTGGACTTTTCTTAGACGAAAGTTGAGAAAAAGTTCAACAAAAGTTGAGGAAATGTTGAACTTTTTCTCAGAAAGACAACGGATACTTGTAAAAAACGGTGGTTCTAAATTATCACTCAAAATACCTAAATTCATAGACTTAGCTGATAATTGGTCATCAAGAAAACTCTGTAGTAGCTCTGTAGTTACTACCGCTATAGAAGGAGAAGGAGAAGGAGAAGAAGAAAAGATAAATAAAGAAGAAAAGATAAATAAAGGAGAGCACAACATACCCAAAATTTCTAAAAATCAATCAGACATACCAGATATATTTTTTGGAAAATCAAGATATTTTGATAATGTATATCTAACCAATGAGGAATATCAAAAACTCGAAACCAAATTTGGAACTGAAGACGCACATCGAAGAATTGAGGCACTTGATCTTTATTCCGGGACAAACTCAAAAAATTTCAAAAAATATACCGAGCATTATAAAGTAATTTTAAAATGGTATGCAAAAGAACAAAGAGAAGAGATCGAAAGAAAAGCAAAAAACAATTATGGTGATGGAAGGAGTAGAAAATTCGATGTCGAATGAAAATGAAAATCATATCTGCCCGGACTGTGGTGGAAATATGAAGGAAAGCTATAATATCAATATGGGGTTGGAGTGGTATTGCCCAAATCCCGAATGCAAAGAAAAAATGGTGGAGAAGTGGTTTGAAGAGAAGAAAAAAAATATTATTACGGAACTCAAAACCGATCCCGAAAAAATCATGAAAGAATTTAATATCCCCCGGAAGTATTGGAATGCCACATTTGATAATTTCGACGGCGGAGATAAATACAAAACAAGTTTACTGCGTTATGTAGAAAATCCCATTGATTCGCTTTACCTATATGGAAAATGTGGATGCGGAAAAACCCACCTTGCGGTTGCGATACTCCGGGAATTGTTTCTTGCAAGCAAAAAGAATTTTTCTTCATGCGCTTTTAAATCCGTTCCGGAATTGCTCTGTGAAATACGCAATTCATTTCTCGGCAACGGCGAGGAAACAGAAAAAAAAATCATCGATAGGCATGTCCTTCCCCGTTTTTTGGTACTTGACGATCTCGGCGCTGAAAAATCATCCGAGTTTTCCATTGCCACCATGTACCTCATTATCAATCGGAGACAGGTGGATTTAAAACCCACAATTATTACCTCCAATCTCACCATTGACCAGATAGAATCACAGGTGGATGCGCGGTTGGCGTCCCGTCTCGCGGAATACAAATATTTCTTTGTAAACCTTCCCGACTATCGGAAAGCGAAAAAGGCATAGACATGGAAATATCATCCGCGACTCCCCCCCAGGCTCCCGAATTTGAACGGACTATTCTTTCCGCAATGATGTTTGAAGCTGAAGCCATAGAGACAGCCGTCCAGATGTTGACACCGGAAATGTTTTACAAACCGGCGAATGCGCTCATATTCAAGGCAATATCAACGCTGTTCGGACAAGGGAATCCGGTAGACCAGTTGACGGTATCGGAATATTTGCGGCAACAGGGAATATTGGAACAGGTCGGAGGTGAAGCGTACATAGCCGGACTCGCCGGGGAAATAACGGGCGCCGCGAATGTTGGATATCATTGTCGGATGATAACCGAAAAATACCAGAAACGGCAAATCATAGCGATTACCACCAGCATTCAGGGCATGGCCTTTGAAGATAAAACATCGGCTCTCGAAATCATCGGAACCTTGCAAGATAATGTTTTTAAACTTTCGGACAGGAGCAATGACAAGCCATACAGCCCGGTAAGTGATTTTATGGTGGAGGCATATGATAAGATTCTGCTCCGGGCGAACTCGGATAAAGTGACGGGCATTCCATCGGGCATTGAACGCCTTGACTATCTCCTCGACGGGTTTCAAAATGGGAATATGTATATACTCGCGGCGCGTCCAGGAGAAGGGAAATCCGCACTTGCCGGACAAATAGCGGTGAACGCGGCGGAGAACGGTTTTCCGGTTGGGATATTCGCCCTTGAAATGATGGGGCGCGATCTCGGTATCCGGTTTATGAGCGCGAAAGCGCGGAGGAACCTCTCCCCCCGCAACCTGAGAATCAGCAAGCCCAACAGCGAGGAATGGGGACGGCTCTCAAAAGCGTGCGCCCACATATCGAATCTCCCAATCTTTATTGACCAGACAACCGGTCTTTCGATCTCCCAGGTATTCGCAAAGGCGAACCGCATGAAGCGCGACTTCGGGGCAAAATTAATCATAATCGACTATTTGCAACTCATGAGCGGAGAGGGTAACGAACCGAGCCGGGAACGGGAAATAGCGAAAATAAGCAAGGGAGTGCATGATATGTGCCAAGCCCTCGATGTTCCGGTGATTGCGCTTTCCCAATTATCAAGGAAGGCCGTGGAATCAGAATACCGCAAGCCCGTTCTATCCGATCTCAGGGAATCCGGGGCGCTGGAACAAGACACAGATGCCGCGATATTTATTCACAATCCTTCGCCGGAAGAAAAACAGGGCCTGTCATTTACGAATGAAAACGGGATGCCGTTGGAACAGAGTAATGGCGTAAGGTCTTTGATTATCCGCAAAGACAGACATGGGGAAGTTGGAGAAATCTACGTGTATTGGCAGCAAGAGTATGTCGCCTTTTATAACCTGGAGTATTGACATGGCAGAACCCGTTCACATCTCGCAAATTCTCCCGGAAGCAATACGACGTATCCGCTGGCGTGGAATCCGGGCGAAATTCGATAGTATCGCCACTTGCGGTCACAACATCCTTGCCGGTGATGAAATCGGATACGACCGGGATACGCACGATAGCCGATGCAGGGAATGCTTTGAAAACATCAGGGAACGGGAAGGCCGCGAGAAACAGGAAACCATGAATCAGGGAATGAAGGTGGAATGATGGAACATTACCGCTCATGCTGGACGTGCGCATATCAGAAAATCGGCGGGCCGGATACTTTTCTCGGCAAATGCAGTTTTCCAAGTCGCAACAATCCAGACCGGGACAAGCAAATTCCGCCAGAGTTTGTGGACAAGGGATGCAGAAATTGGAAAGAACGGGAAACGAAGATAGAGTAGCATACAGGAATAGGCCAAATTTACCATAAAACAGCGGTTTAAAACTATTTATATATTTTCCCAAGGAAAGATATACTAAAGAATTAAAATGCATTGACAATTCAAAGAAATGCATTATATTATCCATATACCCTCAACCAAAGGAGGAAATATGGAAAAAAGGGAAAAATACAGGACGGTTTATGGTACAATTGAAATGGAAAGAGGTTTTTGCCATTCATGCAATACATGGTCTATAATAATAGACAAAGAATTTCAGTGTTGTGGAGAAACTGTTAAAAAAAGAAAAATAAATGATAGAATAATTTTTATGTCACCATCTGTTATTGCACACAGAACACCAAATAAGTCTATAAAATATAACCAATTAGAAAAACAAGATTATAAATGTATATATTGTGGGGAAACATTAACATACGCATTGGCTCAATGTGATCATTTTGTACCTTTTTCTGTATCAAGAAACAACAAAAGAGAAAATATTGTGGTAACATGTAAAGCATGTAATTATATAAAAACAAATAAAATATTTGAATCTATTGAGGAGGCAAGAGAATATGTCCTTAAAAAACGGGAAGAAAAAGAAAGAAAAACCAAGAAAAAAGTGTGAAAATTGTGGTGAAATATTTGAAGTTACCCGGCCTTGGAAAAGATATTGCTCTAAACTGTGTCAATTTGAAAAGTGGAACGAGACGCATCCAAGAATAAAAATAGATTAAGGCATATATCGCAGAAAGGGAATATATGAAAACAGGAAAAGGACTCAATGGAATGACGGGATTGTATCCAGGCGGGCATATCCCCATGCGGTTTTCTAATAATGGCATGGTGTTTGTCGATGACGGCTACCACTGGAAACGAGTACCGGAAGCGGAAGCCGACCCGGAGAAAATCATCCGCTGTTCACATCGGGGGTGTAATAAACCGGCAATCACCCTTGACCATTACTACCCGTACTATCGGGATGACAACAAATGCGAGGATCATGGAGGGTTGAGATGAACTTTAAACGGAAATACATCCCGCCTGTACGCCGGACACCGGGAACTATGAATAAAACAGAGAGTAAATATGCGGGCCTTCTCGAAACCATGAAACGCGCCGGGGAAATCATCGATTACCGATTTGAGCCGTTGAAATTCCGGCTTGCAAAGGATACCAGTTATTGCCCGGACTTCATGGTGATATTCGAGGACAGGATTGAAATGCACGAGGTAAAAGGCTTCTGGCGTGACGATGCTCGGATCAAGATAAAAGTAGCAGCGGAGATGTATCCGTTTTATCTATGGAAAGCCGTGCAATTAGAGCGCGGACAATGGAAGGTGGAGGAGTTTTGACAGACCGTGACTGGCAAATGCTCCTGTCTATCCCGCCGGAATGGGATTGGCTCGGTGACATCAGGGACTATATGCTTTTCCCGTATACACAAAAAGACATTGAACAATGGGGAGATTCGGACGAGAAGGAAATAGCGATGAAAGATGTGACAAAATGCAATATATAAGAATCTATTATGTGTTGCATTTTTTCCGATAATCCCAAGAGAAAAGGAGAGCGCAAGATGAACAGCAAAGATGATTCAACAACAGGAATTGCTTTAGTTCAGACATCCCCGAATATCAGAATAGCTTGCGGGGAAAAGTTTGCAAAGACGGGGCAGTTGATGAGTATCGGCAAAAGCGACGGGAATGCGTATTTATGTGAACAAAACGGCTTTTACAATACGCCCGCTGGTTTTCTCGCCACAGATTACCCATTGACCGATAGCGTAATAGAGAAGGTTTACATTATAAGAGAGGGAAGGATAAGGGGATTCTCCGGACTGATACCCGGAACCATCTACTACCCTTCCTGTACTATGGCGGGGGCTATTTCGAGCAATCGAACCTATGAGGACAATGTTCCGGTGGGGATCGCAGTAAGCCACGATACTCTATAAATATGTATAAGCTATAAATAGGAGAGCGCAAGATGACCGTATTGGACGTTGACGACCTGGGCGAAGAGTTATGGAAAGCAAGCAATACGAATGAGTTTGGAATTAGCGTTATCTCTATACGGAAGGCACGAGAAATTATCAAAGCACATACCATCGATCTTCCCGACCTTATCCGGCGCGACGCGGTTGTCCCGGCTATTGAAGATCGGTATTGTAGTGGCGAATCGCTCGCCTTTCTTGTGGAAGATGCGCTGATGGATATACCGTCATGGACGGGGAGGGATGAGAAATGATCGAGCGCAAGGTGAAAAATTACACCACTTCCATTCCGGCGGCAAAGAGTATATCAGAAATTGAGGATATGCTTTTACAGGTTGGGGCCGTGAATTTCATGAAACGCGCCGATCCCGTAACCCGACAGTATATTGAGGTTGCGTTTCAAATAGAAGTGTCTGGAATTGCAGTGTCCTATCGACTTCCGGCAAGGATGGATTCAATATCACAAATGCTCGCCTCTCAATACAACCGCGAGCATTCACGCAAGGCCAAAGACGCGGAAGAATTTGAAAAACAGGCATATGACACGGCGTGGAGGATTCTCAGAGATTGGGTAGATGCTCAGATTGAAATTATCCGCATCGGCATGGTACAGGCGGAGGAAGTATTTCTCCCATATATGCTCATGGATAGAAATACCACGGTCTATGACAGATTTATCAATGATGGCGGCATGAGGCAGTTATTGGGAAAAGGAGACGGCCAATGACACCCATAGACAGGAGGAAATATGAGAATCGATGACGTTGATGGACTGATTGAGGAACTTTGTGATTCATATGTCGAGGTAGGGGAAGTTCGCATGGTGCTTAATGCTACGCGCCATTCTACCATCCGCGCCATCGTCCCCAAGTACGTTGTGCAGGATGACCCTCTCGCCGCAATCGCTATGCTCCGCGAATGGATAGCAGGGCAGACCGGGTGTGGAATACATCCAGAGATAAAGGACTGCCTGGATAAAATCGAGGAAACGGTGAAGATTCTCCATGGCGATGAACAACAGGAAAGAGAGGCCGAGGATGGCACAGACTGAGCTTAAGCCCTGCCCGTTTTGCGGCGGGAAAATGAGAATCGAAAGCGAATATCGGTTTCCGTGGAGAAATAGGTTAAGACGATGGATTTCCAGGATTACACGCGAGCCGGAAACGGAAGCGTTTTTTACCGTGTGCCAGAGTTGCGCGGCAGTCGGCCCGTGGGGTAAAAGCAAAAGTACGGCGATACGCTTAAACAACATGAGGTGTGAAAATGGCACAGACTGAATCCATGGTCCGTTTGCTCAAAGACGGCAAGGTTGTGGGATACATAACCATTGAACCCAACCATATATATTTTATGAATCCTGGTGGCAATCAGTGGGAATGGAAGTGTATGGATGAGACTCAATTCGATTCCTTCGACCCCGGCGTCAAGGTTGGGGAAAATTGGTTCTTTGAAGGGGATATACTGAAACATATCACTTATCGGGGCACGGCAAGTCTTGAACAAGCGGGGTCTGGTTTATGGAGATTATATCCAATAGGCCCGGCGATTAGAATCCCCATTCCCTTTATAGAACGGGCAGAGGAGTACCGCGTCGTGGGCAACATCCATGAGGAGGAAAAGCCATGAAATTTCATCTTTTTATCGGGAACCCCAAATTCAAAGATTGTGGAATCTGTGATATTGTTTTTATTGACCCGAAAGGCAAACTCATTTATGCATTTCAGAATGAGAAGGTCATAAAATCACTCGACAGGATAGGTATAGATTCAATCGGAAGTGATACAATGACAATCAGCGGCGTTGAGCGCAGGGGAACGACCCTACAAAATCAGGAATGGCACCTGAAACCAGTGGAGGAAAAGCCATGAGGGCGGGATTGCGTTTCTGGTTGTTCTTTTTTTTATCGGATATATCCGCCAATATATATGAACTTCAACCGAATCATGCAGCTTTTCTTGATGAACCATCCCCAGCCGAATTCCTTGCATTTCAGGTGATGCTATGCTTGTTTGCTACCTTTACGTCTGGAGGAGAGGGAAAGGAGAAGCCATGACACCGCTCTACACGGTATCGCGTTGCCGCAAGGATGACATAACCCTATACGGTAAAATCCACGGAAGTAAAGATGCCAATATTACTCTTTGTGGTGTAAATATGTATCCGGGTATGTGGTATGTAATTACAAATAACCATGATGGCGAAGTCACTTGCCCGAAGTGCCTGAAAATCATGGAATCTGAAAATCGCAGACAACAGATCAATGCGGTCTTAGACGAAGAGGAAGGGGTGTAATTATGAAAATCCACGAACTTAAAACAGACCCAGAACTTTTTGATGATGTGTGGCTTGGAAAGAAAAAATTCGAGATTAGATTCAATGACAGGGATTTCAATGTGGGGGATACACTCTGGCTGAGAAAGACGCAATTTACCGGAGAACAAATGCGCGTGGAATCATTTCCACTTGATTATACGGGCGCGAGCATTCTCGCGGAGATAGGTTACATTCTCACTGGTTATGGGTTGCAAGAAGGCTGGTGTATTCTTGGGATCAATGTTTTGGCGCTGAGAAAGGAGTGAGTCATGAAAATGTACAGAGTTTATCTCTTTGGCAATCCAAATATAGTAATAAGTGAAATTAAACGGGCGACAAATCATTATGTATGGCGCGATAATATAAAAGTTGCCAAACGGTCAAACAACGAGAACTATTTCCTCACATGGGAAGAGGCAAGGGAATTTCTTCTCTTTAATGCTCTTCGGCAAACTGGGAAGCGAGAGATAAATAATGGTCACCAGAATACTACACCTTACGGACGCGGAAGCGGCGCTTGCTGCAAAAGGGGAGTTGAGGGCGATTACGAGGACGATAAAACCGCAACCCTATATGATTGTATCTACCAATGAATCCATCCGTGCCGTACTGGAGGGGCGCGAACCAGTGGAGAACACACTGGAATGGTGTACAGTCGGTAAAAGAACCACAGAAGAGATCGCCAGATATTGCCCGATTGGACGGCCCGGCGATGTGCTGGCGTGCAAGGAAAGCTATGTTTTATATCAAATGGTTGCCCATATAAAACACAAAGACGGAAGGGCTTTTAGCGAAATACTGGACGGGCAGTGTGCATATAAAGCGTATGGATATGGTAGCGTTAAAGATTTTATAGCGCATTGTAAATTAATTTGTGGTATTGAAATAGAAGATGTTTTTGTAAATGCAAATAATTGGCGTTCTCCCGTCACTATGCCCCGATGGGCTATCCACCACTTTTTTGCAATAAAGGAGGTTGAGGCTCTACACGCCATAAATCAATGGGTGTGGTATGTGGAGGTAGAGGAGGTCAAACCATGAAATTACAAGACCCCGATATAATCACCGGCCAGGACGGGAAAACATGCGGTGAATGCATCCACGGTTTTGAATGGGAAACCACGTGCGATTTAAGTTGTGAGGACATCAGACCCGATATGGAAGCGTGTGAATTTTTTGACGATGGAGATTGAATATGACCAGTCTCGATATTGAACTGGCACTGGCGAGATATTTTGGAATACTCCCCAAACATGGAGGCATGGGAAACAACCGGAATATGATTATCCCGAATTTCAGGGGGATGTACATGCACGAATGCGATTTGTTTGTGCTGACAGAATCCGGATATGCTTGGGAAATTGAAATAAAAGTAACACTTGCCGATCTGAAAGCAGACCTGAAAAAGAGGCATGGTCACAAGAGCAAGTGGACTCGGTTTTTGTACTATGCCATGCCCGAAATTATGAAAGAGTATGTCCGAATCGTTCCAAAACATGCGGGGATATATCTCATAGACGATGACGGCGGATGTGAATGTTTACGCAAAGCTATCACCAATTCCAAAGCGCAGAAATTGCCGATAGAAGCACAACTTCACTGCGGGCGGGTTGCTGCCATGCGAATCTGGACACTTAAGAAAAAACTAAAGGAGAAATCATGAACCCTATCTGGACAACGCGGCTGGTATTGCCGGATAACACGGTGATTATGCCAGGCCAAATGATAGCTATTTATCCCAAGACCAAAACCATCGACATACAAACTCCCGATGGCAATGATTGGATGGCCCGCGATATTCGCAAAGCTCGACACGACCGCTGTACTTTCCTTCCTGACAAGAACGGGAAGATGATTTATGAGAATGACAGGGTAAAGCACAAGTGGGAAAGCATAGAACCTCTTGAGGGGATAGTGAAGCAAGACCATACCGGGAGATGGATTGTACGTACCCGTGCGATGGATGTTGTTTTGTCAGATCAACGTGAATATTGGGAAGTCACAGGTCACGTTCCCTATGGAGAGGAGTTGTCATGCTCGAATCCCTTATAACATGGCTGATAGGGCCTTCATATAGCGGAGAAATTGCAATGGTTACAGCTTTCGTGATTATTGCGGTGCTGTTCGTTTTTGTGGGATATTTCATTATAACGTGGGCCAACAAAAAGCATCTATGACGGGTAGGAGAACTGAGATGCCCTGGTTAGACTTCAGCCACTGGACTGTTTGCTACACTTCACGGTTTGTGATGAAGAGAATCTATTTCTTCGGGACGTGGACACCGGTTGTTGTGGTATGGTGGAGGAGAAAGCCATGATTATCTGCTTGTGTGGGTCTACAAAATTCAAAAAAGAATATCTTAAGGTACAAGCTGAGGAAACATTAAAAGGGAATATTGTATTGTCCAATCTCGTTATGATCGCCAAATCGGAAACCAAAGAGGAGGAAGTATGTATGCCTGGTAGAGAAAGGAGTGCTGAGTGATGACCAATCCACTTGAAAGACAGCTTATACAGTGTCCGGATTTCCGCAAAGGAGAACTATGTAATTGTATTCGGTGGCCGGATGATTGTGAATATATAAATTCAGAGGAATTCTGCGGCGATCAGCACTTGGTTAAAGAACCCGCCGAGCAACGGGCTGAACGCTGTGCAAAAATTGCGGACAAGTTGGCGACACTCGTTGTGTGGTTTACGATCGGAGAACGGATCGGCCCCAATTTTGAGGCACAGAAGGCTGAATGGCTTGATAAAATAGCGAAAGAGGTAGCTGATGAAACCTGAAAATGAAAACGTGACGATGACCAGAAAAGAAAACCTTCTTGCCATCATGGAACGTCAAATGAATACGTACTACGAGGAAGCCAGTAGATACGCTTTATCCGCTATAGACACTGAAGACGAGCAGAAAGCACACAATTTAAAGGATGCGGCTCGACAAGAACTTGCTCGCTTCAACACAATGAAACTGGCTCGTGGTATGGTAGAAGCAAACATATAGCAACAGAGAAGGAGGTAGCCGATGAAACCTGAACGGAAAACGGTGAAGTGCGAAGAAACTGACATAAGGAACGGAAAATGCTATATGCTTTGTCAAGATGAGTATTGTTCAGTTTTTGAATCACAGACGATCTGCGCTAATTCCCACACTGGTATGCGGAAGGAAACTGACGATGAATACATCACCCGGCTGGAGTGGATGGTGGAATGGCTTGCAAATAATTGCGAGTATCGTCATGGAATATCTCTAAAAGAAATAACAAGCACTCGTATACGTCAAGCCGAACAAGCATACGAAGCACATCAAAACAAGGAGGGCTGACATGGAAACGGCACTGTGCATTATCGCGGTAGGTTCGCTGATATTCGGCATACTCTGGCTTGCTACATGGGGAGGAAAACGATGACTGAGGATACACTTATTGAAGCGTTGAGGGAATTACGCATGTCAGCAACATGGGGTGAACGTGAAGAGTTAAGTTACCCAATTTTTGGTACGGGCAACCGGCTGGCAGATATCATCGAAACCCATTTTCGGGTAGCGGAGAAGGAACTTGCGGGACTCACCAACAAATACAACGCGGCTGTCAATATGGCCGCACAAGCAGAGAATGAGCGGGATGCGCTTAGAGATGAACTCGCCCGCATGGTAAAAGAAATATCAGTCCTTTCCGTGCTTGGCACTATTAGGAAAAATATCTGCGATATTGACCGTCTGACTGCTGAGAACGAGGAATTAAAAGCGGAACTTTTAAAATTTCGAGCCGAACGGGAAGTGGCGCGCTCAACCTGTGAAGCTTGCCCTTCAAATCAGGCAAGGGAGATTGAGGAATTAAAAGCCTTTCTTGATGAGGCGAACGCTCACCTTGCATGGGCTGAGGATGATGGGAAGAAATACAGGAAAACGGTACAAAGACTTGTGGGCGATCCAGATATTTGTCCAGATGGATGCTCGCTGGGTTGCGGCTCCGATGAATGCATTGTCCTGATGGTAGAATTGGCGAACAAGGAGGGCTGATGGACGATCCCGATATACTGACACGATACGAGGAGTATAAGGCGCACTGTATTTGTTGGTTTTCACAGCATGGTATCTCTGTTCACAACATCAGGACAGAGGCGCTGTTGAACTATGAGCAGTTCCGTAATGCCATTATCCGTCAGGAATACCATGATACAGTTCTCCCCGGCAATACTGAAGGCGTCAGGGAAGAGCTTGCTCGGAAATATTGTCTTGATATAAAGACGATTGAAGGCATTCTTTACAATGGGCGGGCTTGAAAACAAAATAAAAATCAGGTGAAATTATATGGGAAGTAGTTTTTACAGCGGTTCGTTTTTTTTCGAGTAGTTTTTTTGTGGAGTAGTTTTTTCTCTGGCAAGTAGTTTTTGAAACGGGAGTAGTTTTTCCGAGTAGTTTTTCCAAGAGTGAGTAGTTTTTACAGTTCGTTTTTTTTCGAGTAGTTTTTCCACAGGTAGTTTTTAAAGTAGTTTTTGGGCGGTTCGTTTTTTTCTCATGACTTACCATGCCTCACCCGGCGCTTTTCCAAACTGGCGATCCCCGTCTCCGGTTTATATCGTCCCTTCCCCATACAAGCGTGTAAAGTTATATAACAGTGCATTCAATGTCAAGGCTTTTCATATTAAATCAAAAAGCATTCAAGGAATAATTTAAACCCGCTTATTCAGCGGGCTTTTGTTTCGGCGGGAATCCGGTTTTTCGCTTTGGCCGTCCATCCCATCGGCGTGATCGGCAATTATAATCTGGGCACGTTCCGGGGTGTTTGTTTCGAGTTATCCACGGGTGGCCACACATAGCACAGATATAAATATACCATGTTTCTATTTGGGGCTTTACCATGTTATTCCTTTCCGTATTTTTCGAGGATTGCACGTAAGTTTTCGCGTTCCGTTTTTTCTCCCCCGCGTGAAAAATCTAATGTAGTAATGTTGTCGATGCGTTTTAACAAAGCTTGCGCCGCTTCCATTAACTCCTTCACCCCGGTTTCCCGGTCGATGATACGGGCAATATCAGTAGTGTTGAATGCGGGGTCGCTTCTTTCTGCGAGCCGGATTGCCGAGGCCGCTTTCGTTGCTCCTGCGCTTGGTTCTGACATGGTCTATTCCTTTCTCAAAGGTGTAGTCTGCTCTCTGGTTAATATTATTTATTCAGCACCATTTTTATAATTGCAATAACCCTTTCCGCCCATGCCTCACTTGCCGCACTTGCCGCCCTTGCCGCACTTGCCGCACTTGCCTCACTTGCCGCACTTGCCGCCCATGCCGCACTTGCCGCCCTTGCCGCACTTGCCGCCCTTTCCGCCCATGCCGCCCTTGCCGCACTTTCCGCCCATGCCGCCCTTGCCGCACTTGCCGCCCTTTCCGCACTTGCCGCACTGCGGTCTTTCCCTGACAACCAGTTCTCCGCCCATGTAACATAGGTTGGAACAGTATAGATAATTACAGTTATTCGGATAGCAATTTCAACTCGCTGTTCCGTTGTGATTTCCGGAAGCGGTACTTGTCTAATAGTGGTAAATGTCTTGCAACCTCCTTTTGTGCCGTCATGTACAACCGATTTCCCTTTGCCTTCCCAGCATACGGGATTAATGATATTCGCATGTATTGGGTTCATAAACGCCGCGATTTCCGGCGAGTCATAATAATGAATAACTCCATCAGTACAAAGTTTTTTGCCGTTACCTTCCGCGGCGTGTGTGACGTTCTCTCCCCAAAGAGTTTCGTTTTCTTTTCCCCGGCGAGTGTATCCGTCCCGATCAGTCAATTTGTATTTCATGGTTCGTCTCCTTTTCCCCTGATTTTACCCGCTCGCCTGATTGAGATATGGCGATCCACGGTTACAGGGCCGAAGCCCTGCTCTCCCGGTTACGGGTACACCTCTTTTTTGCTTGTCAGCCTGGCGAGTAACCCACCGAGAGAATTGTGAAATGCGATGATATGCCGATCCTTCATTGACAGTGCTTGCCAGCCTGTTTTGTTTCCCAGGATGATAATTCCGGGAAGTGGTTGAATAGGGTGTTGGTTCATGATTATTCCTTTCCGGTCGCTTTGGCGATGGCATTTTTGATATTAACAAAGACTTCCGATGGCATAAGGCAGAAACCTTTACATGGAGCGACCCAACCCAAATTGTCCATAATAGATTGACATGAGGCAAGAAGTTCCGGAGCGGCTGCGATCAATAACGCATTTGCCTGAGTTTCCTCGGTAAATTCGTCTCCCGCATGATTGCCCCGTTCCGGAATTGTCGCAACCGGCTTTGTTCGCTCCGAAGCCATCACACGGTATGGCGATGGAGCATTAGTTGTATATTCGCTTCTCCACGGTCCCGGTGTGTGCTGTGTTTCCATGACTATCTCCTTGTTTGCTGAGATTTAAAAATTGAAAAGTGAAATTTAAAAGCAAGGTTCCGGCTCCGGGTAAAGAGCAAGGATGGAATCTACCAGTCCATCGGGAGCGTTATCAAAGTCAAGCCCTCTGTCGTAGTTATATATCGGCAAGCTTCCCTCGACGTTTTTCCAGATCATGAGCTTTGAAACCCGCCCGCCGTTGATGCCATGAATAGAACCGATATCAAACACTTTGGCCTCATACGGATACCCGTTAATTTCTCCCGTTTTCCACATGGCTTTCTCCCTTAGTGTGTTTTATATTCTACGTGAGTAATTTCATTCATGGTGACTTTGTAGTAATCTTGCCCGAATATGGCACTATCGTTAATGGTAAACCCGTAACAAGTAGCAAACACGTATTTTGCTTTTTGGGCGAGTGTTGCACTGTGTTGAGCAGCCGTAAGAGTGCTCTTGATATTGGCTCTGTTGTATCTCATCTTCTCTCCCTTTTCTCTTCGGTTCTCGCCACCGGACGCTCCGGCTGTTCCGCTTCCCTGTGTGCCCCGGATCGCCGGGGCGCGCGGCTACTGGTCAACTTTTCCGGGTGATGTATATACCATTCCGTATCGGCGTGCTCTCCCCGATATTCAATTCACCAATTGCCCGTTTTATGTCTCTATTAATAATATCAACACATAAATACCCTACCGGAATACGCTCATTATCAGCCACATCGGAACAGATATACAGACCGCCCCGACCTTCTTTAATTTGCCGGAATGTTTTCATTTTCTTCTCCTTGTTTGTGGTTTCCCGTCTCTGCGCTCTCGCCAGCTCTCGCCTGTGCGCCTTTCCTGTTTGCCCGCCACATAGACGGGCGACGGGTATCACCCCCAAATGATATCAGCGTGTTTTTTCGCATGGTCCTTGATATCCGCACGCACAGCGCCCGCCCGCTTGGAGCAAAAAAGTGTGAAGTATTTGTTATAAAGATGCCCGAGCGTGGGAATGACTTCATTAGCGGAGATTTGACGCAGCTCACTTAATTCCGGTTCTGCATGATTCGTATTCGCGACGGTGTCTTGCGCATCATGTTTACTGGTAGCGTGTACCACCCTGTTTTCTGCAAAAATGTAGTACATGGTAATTACTCCTTGTTTGCCCGGATTACCGGGCGAGTGAATTAAGCCGTGATAATCAATCCATTGATGGTGACTATTTCAGGGTTTTCTTGCAAACGGTACGCCTTCTGACCGCGAAAGGAAAAGAGGCAAGATGTTCTGCGGTTATATAGCTTTCGCGCACGATCTCTTGTAACGGCCAAAGACCATTCGATTTTGTTGTCTTTATCATATACTACCGCAATGTACGTCATAGCCTTGACTCCTTGTTTTTAACCAATTTGAACAGCGTGAAAACCATGCATACGGGTAGACCACGCCTCTGTGAGGTCAGGGCGATTATCTTTAATCCACTGCTCAACCGCTTCACGTGCGAGGTATGGAGATGCTCCAACGCTTTCGACCTTCGCCAGCTTAACGCTCTTTCCTTCCGCGTTCCATACTTCACTGATCTGGATCGTCATGGCCGTTTCCTTTCTCTTGCCCTGATCACCGGGCGAGTGAATTAATTGGCATACTCACCATTGGGGTGTTTGCGCTGTATAGTGAGACTTGTATAGCGGCCTTTGTATTGGGCAATCGCCCTTATGGTCTGCGTGTAAGTGGTGTAATAACCGAGCACATAACCGGGAGTGTTGTCAGAGGCAGCGCCGATGATGCGATACTGGGAGTATTCTTTTTCGGTTTTCATCTTCTTCTCCTTGTTTGTGGTTTCCCCGTTCCTCAACTTCATTGGTATATAATATACGATATCCGTTTCAAAAGTCAAGTGGTTTTTTACACATTTCGTAAATATTTCACAACTATTTTTACATCCCATAATACTGCACACAAAGTAATCCTTACAAAGTCAAGGATGGTTTTCCCTTTATTTATCCCCGCATGTTAGTTATATCACACTCAGGCCCGGTGATGCGACGGGCAAAAACACCTGGGATTCTCCCCAAAAGCGCCGGGTCCATTCTCCTCCCCGGCGCTGAATGAAAAAACGGGGCGGCAATATAAAGCATGTCTTTAATACCTTATTCTGTCTTTGTATTATGGGGTCTAAAAACTAACACTCAAATACCCGTTCTACAAGAATAACTGAGTATCAATAATTAGACCGTTCTACAAGAGGAAAAATGTTCTGTTCAAACTTAAAACATGAGTGGCAAGCACTTAAGTTCGGTATGCAGAATGTTCTACAAGCGGATGAATGGGGAGTTATTTATAAACTACAGGATGGAGAAACGCCGGGGAAATCACCATATAAACCAATAAAATCATCCATAACAAAATGCACCACAAAGAGAAATCAGCAGTTCAAATTCAGATATGCGGGAATTTTACATTCGATTATGGTTCATCGGTTCGTTTGGATGTATTTCAATCGCTCATGCATTCCAGTTGGAGCGGAAATCATTCACAAAGACGGCAATAAAACGAATAATCAAATCTGGAATATGGAGTTAAAAAAGAAGAAAAACCGGGAATTTGAGGCGATGTTTGATACGCCCTGATTCGAGATCGTCCATTATAGAGCGTTTTAAACTGTTAAAAATATAAATAATCCGTCAAAATGAAGAAAAAGAAACGAATTGAGAGAAATTAAATATGGGCAGCCGAGAAGTAGCAAAAAAATCGATGGAAAAACTTAATCAGATGCGGCGCGATGGTCTGATTTCCACGAGCAGAAAAGGAAAACCAAATAAATCTACAGCCTCGGTAAAGGAAGCGTTGGAGCAGGCATTTGAAGGCATTGGAGGCGTTAAAGCATTGATAAATTGGGGCAATGACCCCAAAAACCAAACCGAATTTTATAAAATCTGGTCGAAACTTTTGCCGCTAAACCTCCAGGGTGATCTTAAAATTGGCGTCGAAATCATAAACTCATATCAGCAAAATGACAATACAGATACCGTATAATTTCACGCCCAGGGAATACCAAAAACCGTTATACAATGCTATTGCAGACGGTTATAAGCGCGGTGTTTCGATATGGCACAGGCGAGCCGGTAAAGATAAGACATTCATCAATCTCATTACCAAAGAGGCGATTAAAAGGGTCGGGGTTTACTATTATTTCTTTCCGACGTACAACCAAGGGCGCAAAATACTTTGGGATGGCATCGATAAAAACGGGTTTCCATTTTTGGGGCATGTGCCGGTAGAGTTGCGCAAGGCAACAAATGCCAGCGAAATGAAAATAACGCTGGTCAATAATTCGATAATCCAAGTTGTTGGCACTGATAACATCGACTCGATAGTTGGCACAAACCCGATAGGATGCGTATTCAGCGAGTACAGCCTGCAAAACCCGAAGGGGTGGGAGTTCATTCGCCCTATCTTAGCGGAAAACGGCGGATGGGCATTCTTTAATTTTACTCCAAGAGGTCATAATCACGGATACGAACTCTCGGAGATGGCGAAAAAAAACCCGGAGTGGTTTCATGAAATTCTAACAGTCATTGATACCGGCGCGATCACGCAGGAGCAGATAAACGCCGAACGCAAAGCCGGAATGACCGAAGACCTGATAAATCAGGAATTTTATTGCAGTTTTGAGGCGTCCATTGTGGGCGCATACTTTGCAAACGAGATGCGGGCCGCAACCGAGCAGGGGAGAATAACGCGAGTTCCCATAGAACCAAACATACCGGTTCATTCTTTTTGGGATATAGGCATCGATGACTCAACAACTCTGTGGCTTGTTCAGTTCGCGGCGCGGGAAACACATATAGTCGGGTGTTACGCAAACTCAGGTGAGGCCCTGGCGCATTACGGAAACTGGCTCAAAGACTGGCGCGGGCCACGCGGAGCGACGCTCGGAACGATTTATCTGCCGCATGATGGGAACACGCGGAGCGTCCAGACGGCGAAAACGCCACAAGAAATGCTCAAGGAAATGGGATTTGATGTTGAGGTCATAGAAAGGCCGCTAAAAAAAGAACTTGGAATTGAGGCTTCACGGCAAGCTTTTGGAAACTGCTATTTTGACGACAAGGAATGTTTTAAAGGGATAGATGCTCTCCGGCAATACCGGAAAGAATATGATGAGGTAAACGGAGTATATAAGATTCACGCGGTACACGACTGGACGAGTCATTATGCCGATGGATTTCAAACCTACGCACTTTGGAAACAAAAGCAACGGCTTGAATTGGGCGAAGACTACGACGATGACGAATCAGAAAGCACGGTATTCACACGCAGACAGAGAGTAACGGGGTATTGATCATGATAGTATTATGTATATTTATATTATTAGGTTTTGTATATTTTTTTATACCGCTTTATTTTTTATTTTCAAAAGCAGGGGAAAATGCAATCCCTCCATACATTGATATATACGTTGATAGCCGAAAAGATTATGGGTGCGATAATAACACCTATGGATTATCACCCGACAAACCATTTCGCAGTTTGCCTTATGCAATAAATAAATGTGATCCATATATAAATTATATTATACATATTAAATCATTCTATAAACCACCCACCAATACATTGGTTGAATCAAATCTGTTTCATCCGTTACATACATCCAAATCTAACATTCGTTATAGTTTTGAGTGATTGCATCAGATGAGGGGAAAAACAGAGGAGTTGAAGATGCCAGAGACAATCAGAACGCGCCCGGCGACACCAGAATACCGTGAGGGATGGGAAAGGGTGTTCGGGAAGAATGATCCGGTTTCAAAAGGAACCACGGTTCACTGTAATGTGTCCACATCGAAGGTATTTAAAAAGGCATATAAGAAATATTCAAAAAGATTATCAAAACTGAAACCATTTTCTCCAATTTTTAATGAGGCCGAATAGTGCCGATACACACTGACATTACCGACGCTAAAACCAGACTCGAAGCCTATACCGAGGCCACGAATCTTGTAACCGAACTCGATCAATCACAACAGGCCGCATTAAGTTCCCGCGTTCTGGACGAATACGAGATAGACGAGAACAGCCGCAAAGACTGGCTTGCTGATTACGATGAGTATATGGCAATCGTAAACATGGTGAGCAATGGCGAAAGTGGAAAGGCAGATATTCAGTATCCCCTCATAGCGACGGCTGCAATCCAGTTCGCCGCCCGCGCCCTGGCTGCAATCGTGCAGGGCCGGAATGTAGTCAAGGGAAAAGTGATAGGGAAAGACGTGGATGGCAGCAAGGCCGCGAGAGCTGACCGCATTGGGACTCATATGTCGTATCAATGCCTTGAGGAGATGCCGGAATGGATGGATGACATGGATAGACTGCTTACGATCATAGCAGTCACCGGATGCGAGTTCAAGAAATCATGGTATGATAATATAACCGGAACCAATGTCAGTGAATTTGTCAGTGCGAAAAAGGTTGTTGTGAATCAATCCGCAAAGTCCCTCGAAAAAGCCCCAAGAATCACACACATCATCGAACTCTATCCCCATGAAATAGAAGAGCGTATACGCGCCGAAAGGTTTGCCGATTTCGATTACAAGGGACAGACCGGGAGTGAACCAAATGACGAGGACTCGCCGCACGTTTTTCTCGAGCAACACCGGCGGTGGGATATAGACGATGACAAATACCCGGAACCGGTCATCGTGACCATACACAAGGATACCGGGACTATCGTCCGCATCTCGGCTAGATTCGACAAAAAGGGTGTTTATGTTGATGATCGCAACCGCGTTGTGATGATTGAACCGGTGATGTACTTCACAAAATTCCCATTTCTTCGTAGTTTTGACGGCTCGTTCTATGATATCGGCTTTGGTAAACTGCTGTCACAGAACAACCGTATCGTCAACTCTTCGATCAATCAACTCTTGGATTCAGCGACGGATCAGAACACCGGGGGTGGATTCATTGCCGGAGATATTGGTTTAAAAGGTAGCAAGGCTGGCGGAGAGATAAAGTTCAGGCGCAATGAATACAAGCAGATCAATATAACAGGCGATGATATACGCAAGCGCATTTTTCCCAGGCCCGTGTCTCAGCCTTCCCCCGTCTCTTTCTCTCTCCTGGAATTGCTCATCACCGCAAGTGAAAAACTTGCATCCGTATCCGAAATCATGACCGGAACACCGCCACCCGCCAATACACCGGCTACCACAACGCTTTCAATGGTCGAGCAGGGAATGAAACTGTTCGGGGCTATTTATGGACGTATTCATCGTGCGCTTGGCTCTGAGTTCAAAAAACTGTTCCGGCTGAACCGTCTGTATATGTCAGGGGAAAAGTATTTCCGGGTGATGGATGATGAGAAGTCCATATCACAGGAAGATTACAATGCCGATGACTGCGACGTCACTCCGGCATCAGACCCGGACAATATCACCGATGTGCAAAAACTTCTCAAGGCTGAAGCATTGATGAAGCTCTCCGGGACGGGGCTGAAAGATGATGTTATCAAGCGCCGGTATCTGGAAGCATTAAACATCCCCGACATAGAGGAATTGATGCCCGATCCCGAAGCGGCGGCACAGCCACCGGCGGAGGTGCAACTCGAACTTGCAAAGCAGGAATTGGAAAAGGCAAAAATAGACATCGAAAAGGAACGTCTTGAAATAGATAAGGAAAAGGCCGGTTACGAAATTCTGAAACTCCGCGCAGATACCATGCTCTCCCTTGCGGAAGCCGAAGCAAAAGAGGTTGGAAGCCAACTCGATGAATATAGGGCGAAAATGGAAGGCATGGAGGCACAAGTAAGGATGTTGCAGGAAGGCGAAGAGAAACCAAAGGGGACAAAGAATGCAGATATCAAAAATGGCATGGGAGGAATGGGTGACACATCCGGTAACGCAAAAGTTCCTGGGGGAAGTGCAACGCCTGAAGGAGCAGGAGAAGAACCGGCTGGGGTCGGGGCAAACTCTCAATAGCGATAGCGCGGATAATACGCTCTCGGCAACAGCGAGAAGCGTTGGAGTGATAGAAGGACTTGATAGAGTTTTATTTGAAGCGAGCGAAGATGCGGCAGGAGAGGAATGAAATGGAAATCATCCACGACAAAACCGGGATGTTCTTCTGCGATGTGTGCGATAATGACCCCAAAGATATAATTATATTTCGTGATGAAGATAATTACGCTATTGTTATTTGCGAAGAGTGTTTGAGAAAAGCCATTGAGGCGCTAAAGGAATAAACCAGAGAAAGAAAAGAGGCAGAAAATGACCGAGAAAGAATTATGTGCTGAGGCAAGAAAAATCATTGGCGGTAGAGGTTTTACAGATGAGGAATTTTTTGCTTGGATAGAAGCACCAGTGAGATTACCACGTATAATGAATCCATACGAAAAGGCAGTTCTTGAAAATATTATTATAGCACTACATGAAAAACACGAAGAGTCTTTAAATAAAGAAGCGGAAATGACAATGGAATTTGCAATTGAGCGATTCGATAATGAATATTATAAAAGAGGGTATATGGCAATAGCCGGAGAAAATTTGAAATACGGTGATATTGTGATAATTAATGGTTTTATGTGTACAAAAGTAAATAATATTTTATCAATCGTTACTGATTTTTATATTGTTTTGGATGCAGTGAATAAGGGAGAAAAAGTACGTCTGTTTGGGAAAGATACGGTGAAAATAAAAGATGACCTTATAGAAAGAGATGACAATAGTATAACAAGAGAAGCGGAAATGACAGGCAAAGTAATTTTTGAAATGGACATAACACAAAGATGCGATGATTTGATCTGTGTTTACGCAAAAAGTAAAGACCTTAAAAAACTCACTGCCTTTGCAAAAGATACGGTCGATTTAATCAAAAAAAACAATATTGATATTATTTTATGGCGAAGGAGACCGACTATAAGGTCAATGTATGATGATATAAACGAAAGCAATCCCCAAAGATGGTTTTTAACAATGCGTCTCGCCACTTTTCCGGAATTGCCATTTGATTTATGGGAATCGTTAAAAGGATATCACACGGAAAGCATGGATGTTCTTGATCTTGATGTATAGGCAATGAACCAGAGAAAAGGGGTTTCCGCTGAGGCTGACGGGCCAAAGCGGGACGAATAGAAATTGAAACGGACGGCTTGCAGGAGCCTGCACTTCTGCGTGTCGTCCGTTTCTTTTTGCCCCTTAAAGAAATAACACAAACACGGAGAGAGTGACATGCTGGTAAAGAATTTAATAGAGATACTCAAAACCATGCCGGATGATGCAGTGATAATATGTGGTGAAAATACGATAACATTATGGGTTTTATCAAAAACAGAAGATGGTAATGCCTGTCTAAATATGACACTTATAGGAGTAAGAGGTTCACCTTTGATTGATGTTCCTATAGATAGAGACACATTTATTCCTATGGACTTACCGGAATGGTATGAAGAACAAATACAGACAAAATATAATCAGGAAAATGGAGAGTGACATGCAGACAGTGACACCGGTTGGATGGGTTCTGATAGTCAGACCCGACAAGGTTGAAGAGAAGACAAGAGGCGGTCTTTATGTGCCACAGACGGCACTCGAACGGCAACAGGCACAGGCAATAATCGGCACTGTCCTAAGCATCGGAGACGAGGCATGGAACAAGTTCGATGATAAATCCTACCGCCCTTCCGTTGGCGACAGGGTTCTGTTTGCCAAATACGGCGGGCAATCGCTTGAACTGGACGGTGACGAGGTCAGGATACTCAACGATCAGGACATTCTTGGAGTTGTTGATATAACAGAGTAAACAATGATTGAAAGGCACAGAGAAATGGCAGACAAAGAAGAGGTAATTGAAACCGAAAAGGATGCGGACGCAGAGACGCCCGAATCTGAATCCGAACAAACGCAGAAGGTAGCAGACGTGCAAGACCCCGTTGAGGTTCTTGCCCGCGAAATGGGATGGAAAAACCGTGACGAGTATTCGGACAAGTCCGGGAAACCCTTTGTTGGGGCGCGGGAATTCATTCTCCGCGAACGCGAATTCAGCGACCGGCTCCGCGACAAACTCGCATCCACAGAATCCGGGGTAAAGGAAATCAAGGAACATTTCGACCGCCAGCTTGAAGTTGAGCGGAAACGAATGCGCCAGGAGCTTCAGGAAGCGAAACGAGAGGCCATCAAGGAAGGGAATGTTGAGGAGGTTGAGCGGATAGATGATGAGATGAATAAAATCGAATCCGACTCCGGGGAAGATGACCGCTATCGCACGAAACTGTATGTTGAATGGCAGAAAAAGAATACCTGGTTCAATGATGACCCCGACTTGACGGAAATCGCCGTGGGCCTCGAAAAGACGCTGATGGAAAAAGGTCTGGAAACAGAAGAAATCCTTGAAGAAATCGACAGGAAAATGAAGCGGTTTCTTCCAAAGGATGAGAAACAGGGCAAAGAAGAGCGAAAGCAGACTGTTTCTCCTGTTGAGGGAGACGCGAACCGAAGCGGAATCGCAAAAAGGCACACGGTGCGCGACCTCACAGACCAGCAACGCGACGCCCTGAAGGTATTCAAGGCGCAGATACCCGGATACACAGCAGAAATGTATATCAAAGACCTCGAAGAACAAGGGGTTCTTGTGTAACCATAACCAGAGTAACTACATGGAGACAGAAATGAAAACAGATACGACAGCGCCGCAGAGACGCGGAGACAGAGAAGAAGAATTGAATCCGACCGACCGCATGGGAAGACAGGAACGTATTCCCATTGGCAGACACAACCCCCTGAAATTCGATGAAAGACCCGGATTCAGACGGAGAGTAGTCAATGATGTCACGGACGGCGAACGAATGAGAATGTTTGAAGACGCGGGGTGGAAAGCAGTGAACGTGCAAACCGGTGGTGGAGACGCACGGGCCGGGGCCGACACGCAAATAGGCGCAACGGTCAATCGTTCCGTTGGTGGTGGTATTCGCGGCATTCTCATGGAGATACCGGAGCGGTACTACAATGAGGATCAGGCAGCGAAACAACGCGAGATCGATGAACACGAAAAGCAGATGATACGCAACCGTCCCCCTGGACTTACCGGGGAGATAAAGATTGAACGATAATGAACAAAGGATAAATAAATCATGGCAAATGTAAGTAGGGTAAATGGTTTGCGACCGGTGCAGTATGATGACAGAAAAGTCTTACGCTGTTACCATGCAAGCGGAACCGCAACCACGGCAGATTTGTATGTTGGCGATCCCGTAACAATCGGGGGTACGGCTGACGCCGACGGTGTTCCGAGTGTTGCGATTGCCACTGCCGGAGATACGAACCCGATCCTGGGTGTTGTTGTAGGCGTGGAATGTGATCCCAATCATCTCGACCGTACCACATGGATTGAGGGAACAACCGCCGGGTACGTAATGGTTCTGGTTGATCCTGATGCTGTATATGAGGCTCAGATCGATGAGGCTGTTGCTGTAACATATGTTGGCTGCAACTTCAATCTCGTTGTAACTACCGCGCCGGGAACTACCACGACTCAGGTCAGCGGTTGTTCGGGTTGGAGTGTAGACGCAACAGGAGCAACAACCACAGCGACATTTCAAGTCAAATGCATCGGTTTCCCGCGACGGCCCGACAATGAAGTTGGTGCGGTGTACAACAAGGGGCTGTTCATAATCAACAATTCCCTGATGAAGGGTGGAACCGGGTCGGTTGGTGTCTAACCATCACTCAGAAAGGGAGTTTTAACTATGGGAGCTATTACTACTGGAAGTTTCGCAAAAGACCTCTATCCTGGAGTAAAAACCTGGTATGGGGCTGCGTATGACGAGCACAAACCTGTTTATACGCAGATTTTCAAGCAGGAGACTTCAACCCGAAAGTATGAGGAAGAAGTTGGTTTCGTTGGCACGGGACTCGCCGTAGTCAAAGACGAGGAAGGTGGTATTTCCTACGACACCATGTCTCAGGGATATATCAAACGGTATACCCACGTCACTTATGGACTCGGTTTCAAAATCACAAGGGAAGCATACGAAGACGCGATATGGGACAAGGAAGCAAAGCAGAAAGCCCGCGCCCTCGCGTTCTCCATGCGCCAGACCCCGGAGCATGTTCATGCGAATATTCTCAATCGTGCATTCAACAGTTCCTATACCGGCGCGGATGCCAAGGAATTGTGTGCTACCGACCATCCGAATATCAGCGGCGGAACCTGGGCGAACGAACTCACCACCGCTGCCGATATAAGTGAACTGGCGCTGGAACAGGCGTGTATTGATGTCTACGCCATCACCAATGACAGGGGCCTGCTCATCGCCCTGCTGTCGCAGACGCTCATCATTCCGCCCGCACTTGATTTCGAGGCGACGCGCATTATCAAGTCTCAACTCCAGAATGATACCGCGAATAACGCCATCAACGCGATCCGCGCTTCCGGGAAATTCCCCGGCGGTGTAGTTGTCAATCCGTATCTGACGGACTCCGACGCATGGTTCATCCAAACGAACGCCCCGGATGGACTGAAAACGTTCACCCGTCGCGCCCAAGCGTTCGCAACCGAAAACGATTTCGAGACGGAGGTAGCCAAGTTCAAGGCAACCCATCGTTACAGTTGCGGTTGGACTGACCCCCGTGGCGTGTTCGGAAGCCCCGGAGCATGATTTCTTTTGATCCTTCTATGGGGTGGGTGTTGAAAAACCCACCCCGTAAAATAAACCAGTACTACCCCTTGAAAAAGGTAGGGATAAAATGCTTACACGAGCAAATGGACTGATACTCGAAAACAACGGTATTCTTCCTATGGCAGTGGGGAATGTGTATGAAGTCATTCAAACTGCACAGGCATTTTGGGGAGAATACAACAAGAAACGCAAGGTTACGTATGACGACGGCAGTGTGAACCTCTGCAATACCGCCCAGACCGCACTCGATAAGTGTGTTGCCGACCGTAATGATTATATCATCATCCACCCCGACAGCGACGATTACGATCTCACCACCGCGCTTACTCTCACCAAAAAATGCGTCCACCTGATTTGCCCCGCCGGAATCTGTGGGGATATCGCCGGTTCATCGAACGCATGTCGTATCGACCAGACCGGGGCGTATGCAGTGATGACGGTGAGCGGTCAAAGCGTGGAGGTAGCGGGAATCTGGTTAAAGTGCGCTGCGGATCAGAGCGGTATCGAAATATCAGCTTCGGCACATGCCTGCAACATCCATAACAATTTCGTGGCGATGAAAACCACATCGGGATCGGCAACCGCATACGGGATTCATGGGACGGGTGAAAGTTCAAACCTGATGATTCACCACAATTGGGTTACGGTATACTCTCCGACCGCTTCTCAAACGGTTGGCGGGGGAATCGTTCTCGATAACGGAACCCGCGCATACATTTTCAAAAACATCGTGAATGTGGGCGGTTTCTCGAACACAATGAGCGTTGGCATCAGCGCGGGAAGCGGCGCGTGTTCAATCGTGAGCGATAATGACCTGATTGAAAACCTCTCCGGCACGGGTTCAGCTTCAACTTTGACGGTGGGCGTTCAGATTGCCACCGGTGGAGTTGCGCTCAGAAACACCGGGTGTATGACGACACCCAATAACCTGCTCGCGGGCGGAACATCAAGCAAGACCGCAGTAGGGAACTGGGGTTCTGCTTCTGGAAACACGATTCAGGACGCTGGATAATCTTTACCCATTGGGGTGGGTTATATGCTCACCCCAATAAATTATGAGGTTCAGTATGGCAGCAACAGACAAGACGACATACAAACTGTGTCCTCAATGCCAGGGTACTTTAGACCCCGGCCTTATATCAGACAGCCAGGGTGGGTTTCTTCCCAATCCCACATGCCCCACCTGTAATGGATCCGGGTATGTCCCAAGCGGGAAAATCGAAAGCATTCCAGACAATACCAATGAAATCGCCGCATTACAGGAGGACATGACTAAAGCATTGCGAAGGCTAAAAAAGATTATGGATAATCTTGGCATAGGAGATGATTGATAAATGCCTATCTATGTGTATGAGTGTATTGATGGACATGGAATTAATGAAGCCATGCAGGGTATGAATGATATTCATACGGCAAATTGCCCCTTGTGCGGAAAGGCCATGAGAAGGGTATTCACTCCGACATCAGTACGTACACGCAAGGCCAAACTCGGAAATACCCGCGAAGAGTTGTTTAATAATCTTGCGGCTGAAGGCAGAATGGGAAAAGAGTGGAAAGAGCATGACGATTATTACAAGAAAGCGAAGGGAATAACCGATGGCTAAAACAAAAAAGCCCAGGCTTGGTTCGGGGGGCCGTTTCCGCAAAGGCGTTCTTGAAATCATGGCTTCTGGTAAATCAAAACAGAACGCGAAAGCGATTATGGCGGCGGCTGGACGCAAAAAGTACGGCAAAAGCGGATTTCAGGCGCTTTCGGCGGCGGGAAGACGCAGGGCCGCAAAGAAGGGGAGTGACTAATGAGACCCAAAGCAATAACGGTATCCCCAACAACAGCAGACCGTAACGGTATTTGCCTTGCGCAATCGGCGGCGGGCGCGGGGAATCTCACCATAGCCGGGGCTTTAGCGACAAGTGGGGTTGCAACACTCTCACCGGCGGGGCATGTGTCGATTTACGCGGCTTCAAGTAATGCCGCAAAGACATTCACGATATACGGTACAAACCGATTCGGCGCTACGATTACCGAAGCCATTACTGGGCCAGGAGCCGGGGCGACGGTAAATGGAACGAAGAATTTTGTAACGGTAACGAGGGTTGCCATAGACGCCGCTTCAGTGGGGAATGTGGAAGTAGGAAGTTCGGATGAACTGGAATCGCAGCCTGTTCCGGTCGGGGAAAAGATTGATTGGGAAGTGGTACCGAGTTCCGGGGCTTCGCTGAATTGGGGGCTGCAATATACCCATGATTCGATGTTCGGATCGACAACGGCGGAAGATTCGGCGACATGGTTCTCGGTCGGTGATGGTAACCAGATATCGTCCGCGCTTGGAGACCCCATACCGTCAGGCGTTGTGAGTGCTGTACGTCTGGCAGTGTATTCATACGCGAGCGGAACCGTGACGCTCACTATAACGCCGCACAGGAGGGGACAATGAGAAACATACTGATTGCAATACTCTTGTTTGTGTTCTGCTCATGCCTTGATCCCGTATTTGCGACGGTGACAAAAGCGGGGCCGGAATTGCAGTGGCTTGGAGTAAGCAGCGTCGAGGTGTATAAAGGGCTGTCAACGGACACGAAACCTACGACATGGCGGGGTGCTGCGGTAAAGTTCGGGGCCGCGTTTCTTGAAACCAATACACAACAGATTTTCTTTTACGACGGCAGTTCGTGGGTGTGCAGGTCGGTTTCTTATGTGACTTCGGCGGATACGCTTTCCACTCCCGGAGCATTTCCGGCATACGCAACAAACGGATATACGAATGTAATGATTGCTTTGCAGGATTCGCTGTATAGCAGCACAAGCATCACATTCAGGCCGGAAGGCAAAAAAAGCACGTTCAATTGGAATACAGTGGATGCGACAGACGATTCAACGGTTGTAACAAGTTCGACAACTACATATAGAAATTATCAGGCGACGGCGGGGTTGGATTCGTTCCGGGTGTATTTCTGGAGTGAAGCGGGCGGAGCGAACGCCATCGCGAAGTGTATTCTCACATTCTGGAACCCTAACAAATAGAGCGATAATGTACAAACCCGGCGACCATTACGTGATATGCGACATTTGTGGATTCAGGAGGTTGAGAAGCCAGTGTCGCAAGAACTGGATGGGGCAGATAGTGTGCGGCGATACCTGTTACGAGAGCAGACACCCGCTTGATAACCCCAGGACAAAAACAGAACGACAGCGAAAGCTCGACGTGAGACCCGAAAAAGAAGATGTGTATCTCGAATATGGCGATGCAAAAGCGGAAGACTTGTGAGGAAAAACCCACAAAAAATACTATGCGGTAAGGATTCCGTTTTTTTCCAGAATTCTCTTTCTGTCGGAGAGGCTAATACATGGCGTTGTCAAACAGTTTCGATTTCAGCATGACAAGGGATGCGATTATCAAGGCCGCGTGGAGACTTGCGCTCGGTAATCACGATCCCACTACTCCCTATCCCGATGACTATACCAATATCAGCACAAACCTGAACATGCTTTTGAAATCATGGCAGAACCGGGGTGTGGGGTTGTGGCTCATGCGCAAACTCTATCTTCTGCCCGCCCACGAGACCGCCAGTTACAGCCTGAGCAGTTCCGGAACAAACATCACCACTACCCTTGTCGAGACGGCAATAAAGACCGCTGGCGAAACAGGGGATTTGACGATAACCGTTGACTCCATAACCGGTATATCGGCCTCAAGCTACATTGGAATCGAGCTTGACGACGGAACGCGGCAGTGGACAACGGTATCGGGTTCACCTTCCGGGTATGTGGTGACGCTCGCCGCCGCTCTTACCGATGACGCGGCAATTGACAATACGGTAAAGGTGTATTCCGCGAAAGCACAGAGGCCATTGAGAATCATCGATGCGGTCTGGCGCGATTATTCCGGTAATGACTCAGGTCTTGAAATTATAAACAGCGCCGATTATCTGGCGATTTCAGATAAAACAGAAACCGGGACTCCGCTTCAGGTCTATTACGATCCCCAACTGACAACCGGTGTTCTCTATGTCTGGCCCGCCCCGGAAACGGTTGACGGGATTATCGTGATGACAGTCTCCTACCCGATAAACGACATGGACGCTTCGGCGGATGATATAGAGATTCCGGCGCAATGGCTAAGAGCGGTGGTTTACAACCTCGCTGTCGATATCGCGCTCGAATACCCGGAACAGGTTTCGGAACGGGTGTACCGGGATTTGAAAGAAACCGCAAAAGAGGAATATGAAGCCGCAAGCTTGGAAGACAGGGAAGTTTCATACACATTCACGCCAGATACAGGAGATTGATATGGCGAAAGAAAAACAAATGCCGGTAACGGTAAACACGGAAGGGTTTCTATTGGTGAGATCGGAACCCGGAAAGGAAACAATGGGAATGAATATTCAAGTTCCCGGCGTTCTCCTTTGTATTGCGACGGATACAGCGGATGGTTCTGGCAGGGATGTTTCGTTCAGATTCCTTGAAAGCGCGAGAATTGATCCTATATGTATCGATAATCAAATCACAACGGGAAACCTGATAGGAGGTAACGAATAATGGCTTATCCGGCGAGTTTTCCCAATATACAGTACGGCACAAGTGCGGATGTCGGCCTTGTCGCGGATTTACGGATGATGTTCAATGAACCGGTGGCGCGTGATGTTTCGGATACGCAGATTCAGTATTTCCTCGACCGTGGCGCGAGTATCGCAGCACGGAAAAGCAAATGCTCGGAAACCGGACAGACATATATCACCCTTGCCACGGGCACGCGAGATTATGCCTTCCCATCGGCAATGTTTACTGCTCCGGCGGAATACGCCATTGAGGTGGATGGGGTCTATTTCTGCGATATCGAAACCGCAACCCCCGTTGTCAATGTTACGACCGGCTGCGGTCTGACAAGGATTTCAAAACGGCAACTCGGCCATTTACCCCAGAACACGGCTGGCGCTCCGAAATACTGGTGCGTTTCAAGGGAAGCGCACAACACTCCCAAAATCACGGTATGGCCCGTTCCTACATCGGACCAGAATTCACATCTCTGTGAAGTCTTTTTCTTCAGGGTCGCGAATACACTCAAGGCCGCCGATACAAGCACAACCCATTATCTCCCTGAATACATGCGGGAAATCCCGCTCTGGTACGCCTTATCCGAATGCTACCGCAAGATCGGCAGGGTGAAGACAGCGGAACAATACCGTGGATATTTCGACAATCTCGTTGATTTCTTCCGTCAGGACAGATATGGAAGAATTCACGACGTTGACAGCCGGGAAACAATGGGTCTCCTCGATTACACCCAGGAATGAAAGGATAAGATAAAATGGCGATGTATACAGCGGCAACACTCACCACGGAAGCAAGAACAGCGCTCAACGAACCCACGGCTTATATATGGGCGGACGCAGAAATTCAAAAGGCCATTGACCGGGGAGCGCGTCTGCTTTCAGGTATTACCAGGTGCACACCCATTGAGGAAGCTGTAACCACTACCACCGATACCATGTACTACGCGCTCACGGCGAAGTTCATCAGCATCGAGTCCGTGGTATTTAATGCGGTAACGGGTATGCAGAAACTCGATCCGATAAAATACGGAATCGGCGTTGCGGGTGGAGCGGCAGCGGACACAAACCGTAATCCCTTATGCTGGTGGCAGTTCGGGAATTATCTGTATCTCTGGCCTCTTCCAAAGGGAACAGCGGTAGGAGCGGGACTTATTACGGTTTACGGGTATCGCACAGCATACTCATACGAACACGACTCAGGCCCCGCACAATATGACATTCCCGATTCATTACAACCGATTCTCTTGGATTACGTGCTTACGGAAATGTGGGCGAAAGACCATAAACACGCAAAATCTCACTTGCATTTCACCCGGTTTCTCGATGCCGCAGGTTTCAGCCGTATCGACATTCACGACCGGGAACTGATGATCGATAGCAAGGACAAAACGAAAGTTCCGGATAAGACGGTATCCGCAAACCAGTAATCCGAGGGTAATGCCCGTTGGATAAAGAAACAAAAATTGTACGGATACACGTAAAGCCGGAACCTTTAAAACCGGAAACACAGACTCCCGCATCTGGCGATGAAGCTGTTCTTTCTTTGCAGCATAAAGCGGTGGTTTCTCCGCAAGCTCCCATATCCGGTGATGAGGCTGTTCTATCCGTGTATCATGAAGCGGGTGTTTCTTCACAGACTCCCGTATCTGGCGATGAAGCTGTTCTCGGTAAGGGAGCGGGAACCGCTGTATTGCGGTCGGACTGCCCGGTTTCCGCCGATGAAGTACGGCAAGAGCCGGTGTCTGGAACAGTAAGGACGGGACTGAATATTCCGGTATCCGCCGATGAAGAAACTCCGTATTCATATCCGCATTCCCTAAAAATTTCCGCTCCTGAAGCGGTTTCCTCAGATGAAAATACCATTGCGTCCGCCGGTATGCCCGCCCGGATTAGTATGGATATTCCCGTGTCTTCAGATGAAGCGTCTGCTTTCCATGTTCCCGAACCTGTAAAGATGCGGGGAGATATTGTATCTTCTGAAGATGAAGCGTCTGCTTTCTCACGCGCAAAATCATTGCGCCCACAAACCGACAGCCCCGTATCCAGTGACGAGACAAGGAGTGTTCGGGAACACAATACCGTTCCGGTTCGGGGGGATATTGCAGTATCAAATGATGAGCGCAGCGCATTCACTCCCGAAAGAACAATTCCTGTCTCGACCGGAATAACGCAGTCCGGGGATGAAACAAGGGCAGTGATTGAACGGGGGCCGGTTGCCATTAAGACTGATATACCCGCTTCCGGCGATGAATACTTGCAAAGCCTCAATGCCGTTACTCCCGTTGTATCGAAAGATATTGCGGCCTCTCCGGATGAATTGAGTCCGTTTCTGATTCCGAAGTCCCCAACCGTCTCTATGGAAATAGCGGCGTCCAGCGATGAAACGAGAGTTGTCGGGGAACCGGAATTAGCGCGGATGCATGTGGAGACTCCCGCCTCAACCGATGAAATAAGTGTTGTTCAAGATCATGAAACGCCGCATGAATTCAGGAATATTCCCGTTGCCGAAGATGAGAGTATTAATAAGTTTACACATCCTGGCATCCGATTCCGCGATATACCCGTGTCCGATGACGAAAGCCGCATCAGATACCGCGAATTCTCGTTCACCGGGAAATGGTGGCCGAAAGACGATCCTCTCAATATCGGGGCTGAGAATTACTCCGTTCTCAAGAATTACCGCTATACGGATACCGGTCTTGAAGGTGTAGGCCCATTCTCCCGCATCAATACCTCCGCGCTCGGCGTGAAAATACGAAACGGCATTCAACTCCGAACGAATTACACAGCGCAAAGAAGCGCGGTTGTCGTGCAAGCGCAGAGTGCATACGGTCAGGCCATTACCAAGAACGAAGCCGATGTTCCGGATCAGGGAGCGTTCGATACCGGCGTATTCAACGCAACGGGAGCCACGACGCTCATGCTTACGACGGCATACGCGACATCTCCGGTGAATGTTACCTCGACACAGTATGCCACAGGAGCGGAACTTGCCGATGAAATTGAGACAAAGGCAAACTCGAATCTTGCGCTCACCGGCGGCGGAACCGTCGATTTCACGGTGACGTACAGCACAACAACGCACAAATTCACGATAGCCGTGAATGTTGGTACAATTTCGTATGTGAACACCGGTTCGACACTCGGCAGCATCATCGGGTTCACCGCGAATCAGGGGCCGGCAACGTCTGTTGTCAGTGATACCGAAGTCACGAATGACAGCGCCATGTTTGTGGAAAGTACGAGTTCCGAACTGGCGAGATTCGCATATCTGCCCCAGGGCGCGATAGGAATATGCGATGGTGTGGACAACAAGATATGGGCGGGAGATGAGAAGCCGGTAGATGCATGTCTGGTGACAAAACTCGTGGCGGTGGATGCGTATGTACTCGGAAATATTGCGAGCAACGGCGTACAAGACTTGACAAAACAGATAAATAATACACTTACCGATGACAACAATGTCATCACCATGTATAGCGATACTACTTTTGGAGATGCAACAACGGTTTATTCGGTGGTGTTTGCCTCTCCTTATACAACTTTCACCCGTACAAGCGGAACACATCCGAATTTTTTAACAAATGGACTTGTGGTAAACGCAAGTGTAAAAATTGCTTCTCCGTTCGATGCCTTGAATATAGGCACATTCTTAGTACACTCATGCACAGATGATATACTTGTATTGAATAATGCTGCCGGGAAAACAGAAACGGTCACTTCCGGGGCCAGTTCCGTCAAGACAAGTGATAGAAACATGATTCTTGTCGGGTCAACCAGAAGGTTGTCGAGTGTTAAATTAACCGTAAGCACGGCGAACACGTTTACATCCTCCATGACCGCGTATTGTTCAAACGGATTCGCGTTTTCCTCTATGGGTGTAACCGATGGTACTACTTCAGGAGGGAAAACACTCTCTCAAAACGGTACAATAAGCTGGCCAACCATGATTACGGATGGTACGGGCGGGATAGATGCGGTATATGGCGAAAAACCAATGTATATCGGAGGGTATTACCTCTATTTCTATCTGTTCGTTCCGACATACTGCAATGCGAAAATATCCAATATCACGGCAAATGCAGCATTCCAGTCAATCACCGACGTATGGGATGGGGTGTACAGGAGTCCAACATACTGCGTTGTGAAAAAGTTCGTTTCTGCATCTGATAATTATTACGAATACACCCTTGAAATCGTGGACGAATCCGCTCAGGCCACGCCGCTGGGCGCAAAAATAGACGCTTTAGACTGGTCTACACATGAAGACTCTATAATACTTGTTCTCGATGAGCGAACAACCGCGCTGTACCTCAAGATGATTGATGAAAAGTTCAACACAAATGCCACGACAATCACCGTCGATTACTGGAATGGAATAGCATGGACAGCCGCTCCGGGAATTGTTGATCGCACTCTTGACAGCGGCGGAACGAAATCGCTGACGGTATCAGGGGTAGTTTCGTGGGGATATATCGATGACAGCTTGGAAAAGAAACACATGTATCGCGGAAGAAATGGATACGCATATCGGCTGAGATGGTCTGCGGCACTATCCAATCCCACCGGTGGAGACGACATTATCATCGACGTTATAAAAGGTGTTCCTCGCGCCCGTTCCGCGATGCTTGCCTATACTTTCCCCTTCCAATACCGCAACCACCCCTTGCTCTGTGGGTGCATCGGTGACGGCGAACTCAACCGTGTCGATTACGGCCCCGCGAATACCGTTGATGTGTACAACGGGGACGATTCCAGCAAACATGATAATTCGCAATCCCTTTACTTTGGCGGGAAGGATAAACTCACCGGCGCGGCTGAACTGTTTGACCGGTACGGCCTCAACCTTGCATCGGGGGCGCTGTTCTTCAAGAACTCGGAAATATTCCTGCTCACCGGAAGCGCCCCGACCGGAGACGACCCGTTTAAGATAGACAAGATTTCCGGGCAGATCGGGTGTCCGTGTCCACTCACTATTACCCCTATGGAAGTGTCCTTTACGAACGGAGACCAGCCTCCCGCTAATGTTGTGGGCTTTATAAGTGGAACCGGCCCGATGCTGTACTGCAACACCAGTCTCTACTGCGTTCCTGGAATAGAACCATATTTCGATACCGCCGATTCCCGATGCGTCCTGTCCACACTCCTCAAGTATGCCGCCGCCGGATACAATGCAACATACAAGGAATGGAATATTCTGCTCCCTTCAGGCTCTGCCGCTACCGCGAACAATGTCTGGATTGTGTACGACATGGTACGCCACAAATGGTATGAGCGGGTATCGGCGAATACCGATGATTTCCCACAGGGGTTCATTCACATCGAAGACACCTATGGCAACAAATATCTGTACGCCTATAGCGGCTCCGGGTATCTGCTCAGGCTCGAATACAACGTGGATGGCCTGTATGACGGAACCACGGCTTACGGGATAACGAACACCGTGAAGACAGCGGATATACTTCCCCTTGAAACGGTATGGGAAAAATCTTTTCTCCGCCGGATCAAAACGCTGTTCGCAACGAACGCGGAGGGGCTTATGACCATAACCCATTATGCGAACGGTGACAGTGACGGAACCACGATTGAAAGCACCGCCGGGAATATGATTACATCCGATACGTCGCTGAGATACCGGAACCTTATCACGCAAGTATATACGACAGTATCTACGGGAAGATACGCGCTTACCGGCCTGAGTCATGCACTGCAATTAGTCGTAACCGGGGCGACTTCGGTTAAACCAAAACTCATCAATTGGGGATTGAATGCGATTCCCGACAAGGTAGATGAATAAATGGCGACTGAAGAACACATAGACGTTGGAGATGGCTCTTATGTAACCGGTGCAGCGGATGTTCCCGGAGTGCCTGTATTTGCCGGGAACGATAGCGGAACCATTTACTTTACCATTGGTGAGAATGATAATGGTACAGGGGTTACGTATGCCATTTATATAGAAGAGGAAGGTGTTGGCAAAGGCTATATAAAGGCCGACGGTACGGACAACGGAGCTTCCGAGGTCTGGCAGACAATGGCGGCGTGGGGCAGCGTCATCGGCGCGAAAAGTCTCACGCAGACCATCTACCGCGTCAAGGCAAAGGCAAAGAATGAAGCCGATGTTGAAACGGCGTTCTCCTCATACTCCGGGTACATGGCCCCATACCGAGAACTTGAATCCGGCGGGGACTCGAATACCCTGAACTATGAATGTACGACCGGTCAATGCAAGGTCAGCGGTGTCACCATCACCGGCACATCGAAAGTGGTAACAATTGCGTACACCCTTACCAAGATAAACACACCGGCGACAAAAAACAATGTCAAGATTCATTTTTCCACAGATGGCGTGACCTATACGGACATCACGACCGCCGGAGCGATAGGTGGAGATGTTACAAGCCTTACCGCGTCCGTTGCGGGTACGGCGAACTCAAACACGTGGAGTACATGCCTGACCGTTGGCAACAGCTACCGGGGTACGGTGTATATCAAAATCGTTCCCTATGACACCGCAACGGCGGGCAATGCCGGAGATGGTCTTGCAACGAGCGCGTCCATTGACAACCGGCCTTCTTCCGTGACCATCGCGGAATATGACGGATTTGCATGGGATGACGATACCACCCCGGAAATCATCGCTGACATGGCGGATATCGTATGTGGGGATTATCTGTTCTTCATTTGCGAAATCACCAATGCCACGACGGGGGCGCTCATCCAGAGCAATTGCAGCGCCTATACGACGGCGGGTTGGCAGTACGAACAGGATCACGCGGGGCATCCGGAAACATGGACAACGCCGACGCTTGCCGGTATTCCCGCCGCGTATGTACCACCGACACTTACAGGGAACCGCGTGATGTACACGGTGCAGACCGCGTTGACTCAGGGTGTGACGTACAACATAAAGCTGATTCAGTGTGAATTGAAAAGCGTTCTGGTATGACGATTACAGCGAAACTCCCGGAAACGATGTGCATACTCAATCCGGAAACATGGAGACCATACCTGATTAAAAAAGGATTCGACCTTGAAACGAAATATTTCTGCTACCGCAATCCCGAAGGCGAATACGTGTTCATCCAAGACAGGGATGAAAGTGCTGACGGTGATTATTGTTGTGGATGCGGCGCTTCTGATAACGCTTGCCGTGTCCCTGTATAGAGTGTTTGGAGGTGTTTAACATGGCTTCAATGAAGAACATGCTGGCGACTGGAAGCATTGTTGCGGCAACGGCTATCGGCGGAATGCAGGGCGCGGACATGGTGATTACGACACCTTCCGAGCTTGAACACACGTTCGTAACCGCCGTAACCATCGAAGACTCCACGAAACTGCGGAAGATAACCGCCAAAGAACTGGCATACCGTAAAATTGGGAATGAGATAAAGAGTCTGCGCACCAAAACCTCGGAAACAATCAAGAGGGATGGGAACATGGAAGCGCGAATCTTCCCCACGGCAAAGTATTTCTACGATCCTGACGGCGATTCCCTCATGGCTCTCGACCTGACTGTTTATGAAGTAAAGGCTCCGAGTGTTGTCAAAAAGGCCGTGCGCTCCTTAAAAAAGGTTTCCGGAGTTGCGGTGAAGGAAGACGAGCAAACCCATGACGCCTATGTATGGGCTGGCCCGTATGCGGCGACATGGTTCAAGTCCAAAACCTATGATTACACGATATGGGACATGGAAGGGAACGAGTCTGTTGGGTTCACCGCAATGTTCGATACCACGGGAATGAGCGTGTCCACCGTTCCCACGGAATCCGGAATAAAGCAAACATGGGTACTTCCGGAACGCATCGACCTGAAATGGGCAGTAGCATCCACATCTCCGATGATAGCGCAGAACGGCGGCTCTGTGCTTGCCGGGAACTTTGTCATCACCGCTCCGTTGGCATGGGACGCCGATTCTGTTTATGTGCCGGTTGCGGTAACGGTTTCTGGAACAACGCTGACCTATTCCCTGTATGATGACGGCAGAAAATACCCGATAACGGTTGACCCGACAACAGTGAGTGTAACCCCGGAAACATCGCTGTCCGGTACGATATTGAGAACTGCGGCCACATATGGGGATGCGCGTAATGCAACGAACGGTTCTGCGGCTCAGAACTCAGCCGCTTGGGGGATAACATCCGGCCAAATCGTGGGATGCACCATATACCGTGGCATTCTCAGGTTCGATACCAGCACACTCGGAACATCTGCGGCCATCAGTTCCGTTCAACTGAAGGCGAAACTTAAATCGGGAAGTTGGTCAAGTGGAAGAACGTTCTATACCACTCTCGTCCAGATTGCTACCGGAACCAGTATAAGCCTGTTTGACACTACCCTGTACAATAACTTTACGGGATGGAGCGCAACATCCAAGTATACAACGGTGAATCTTGCGGACAGCATAAACACGAACGCCGATACCGTTATTGTAAAAACATTCACCCTGAGAGATGCTGGAATTTCCGAAATAAACAAGACAG